AAAATGCCTACTTACGATCCAAATACAACATATATTATATACCCAACTACCATAGGACCTAGTTTTGAAGACGTATGTGGTAATATATATACTTTAGATTCAGCCTATCCTAGTTATACATATACAAACAGTGATTCGAAACTTATAAATGTTAGTTTTAATTTTCCTCCTTCTGATCCTAATAGTCCTGCTAATAGTAATCCACTAGCTGGTATGAATACAGTTATTTTAGGAACTAATTGTTCAAACATTAGTCAGTTTGCTTTCTATGATTGTTCATCACTAACAACAGTTACTATTCAACCTAGTGGTCTTACTAACATTAGTAATTACGCATTTTATGTATGTTCAAATTTGTCAAATATAAACATAGGTAATGGTGTTACTAGTATTGGGAATAGTGCATTTAGTGGATGTTCATCATTGACTTCCATAATAATCCCTTCTACTGTTAATAGTATTGGTGCTACTGCATTTCAATCATGTTCATCATTGTTTTCAGTAACAATCCCTAGTAGTGTTACTACTATTGGAATTAATGCCTTTCAATTATGTTCATCGTTAAAAAATGTATTGACAAATACAAAATCAAATACTAATTTAGTTTATACAAGTGGACCTACTGGTACAACTCCGTATGATGGGACAAATATATACTCTAGTTTTTTTGGCGGACCACCTATTACAGTTACTTTAACACCGTTTATATCAGGATTAAGTTCACCACTCGGTATTGCTATTAGTGGTAATAAATTATATGTAGTAAATACGAATATTAATGGTAATGTTGGTAGTGGAATAATTAGTACATACGATGCTAGTAGTGGAGTAGAAATTAGTGGTAATTTCATAACAGGATTAAGTTCACCACATGGTATTGCTATTAGTGGTAATAATTTATATGTAGTAAATACGAATATTAATGGTAATGTTGGTAGTGGAATAATTAGTACATACGATGCTAGTACTGGACTAGAAATTAGTGGTAATTTCATAACAGGATTAAGTTCACCACATGGTATTGCTATTAGTGGTAATAATTTATATGTAGTAAATACGAATATTAATGGTAATGGTAATGTTGGTACTGGAATAATTAGTACATACGATGCTACTACTGGACTAGAAATTAGTGGTAATTTCATAACAAGTTTAAACTCCTTGAATGGTATTGCAATTAATGGTAATAATTTATATACAACAAATCTCCAATACCAATCCCAATCGAATACATACAATGGAACAATTAGTACATACGATGCTACTACTGGACTAGAAATTAGTGGTAATTTCATAACAGGATTACACACAACATATGATATTGCTATTAGTGATAATAATTTATATGTAACAAATTGGAGTGATCCAGTAGTTGGTCAATACGATGCTACTACTGGTGCAATCGTTAATGCTAATTTTATACCAAAATTAAATACGTATACGACTGGAATTGCTATTAGTATTATTAATGATATTAAATATTTATATGTAGCATCGTTTAATAGTGCTGGTGGTATTGGATATATTTATCGATACATTATTTCTACTTCACCAGTAACACCAGTAATATCCCATGCTGCAAACTATAGTTTAGGTGTGTCTTATAAGGATACAAATGGAAACACAAAAACAGGTAGTTATTCTGGATCTTTAACTAGTACTTCAAACACGAATCGTGCAGATGCTTTAAAACACGGATTAAAATTAGCAATAACCGATATTGGAAATCAATTACATACGCTTTTACCTGCGCTTTTAAACAATAATAATACAAAAGTATACGATGGATCAACCAGACAACCAAATCTTAACGGTGCAACAATAACTCTTACTTATAATGTTAATGATCCAGGTGATCCATATTCCGACCCAAATCTAGGTGGAATTAGGTGGAAAAACTAAAATCAATCAAATACAACTGGATAATGTTGATATTATATTTTCACAAAAAAATAAAAATATAGGGATAATATATAAAATATGCCTCTGCCTGAATACGATCCTAATACAACATATCTTGTTTTTCAACCGAATGCTTTTGCGTACACTACTGGAAGTGCACCTAACACAGTTAGAGACGACAGTGGTTATCAAACTGGTAATATATACGAACTGGATAATAATTTTCCTTATGATAGTATATCTAATCCTTATTATACATATTCTAATAATGGCACACTTAATTATACTATTTATCCAACCGGTCAAACTGGCAATACTGGTGGGTTTCTTATTTCAGGTGGAGGTGGAAGCAATACTAATCCATGTTCCAATGTTTATCAAATAGTTTTCGGATCAAATGTTACAACTATTCCCGATTACGCTTTGCAAAAATGTACTTTTCTTACAACCCTTATATTCAATACTAGTGATAATTTTAAAATTATTGGTAAGTATGCGTTCTATAATATTTATAGTATAAAATCACTTACTATCCCTAATAGTGTCACCACTATTGGTGATTCTGCATTTTCTTACTGTAGTAATTTGAAAACAATCACCACAGGTAATGGTCTTACTAATATTAGTAATAATGCTTTTCAAAATATATCATCCACCATATTTTTAAATTGGTCTAGTGAATATGTAGCTAAATATTTTTATACTAACACTACTAATAATGGTGGTGTATATAATGTCGCATACAATCCAAAATATCCGCCAACATCAACACTAGGTGCAACATGTACATTGACATCGAGTGGTGTGGACCCTGATACTGGTACGGTTGTTACTGCTAGTTCTAGTGCAACTGCAACTACTAGTGGTAATAGACCTAAAGATGCTTTAAAAGCACTACTAGAAGATGTTACCAAAAAATTGCTATTGGAAGGAGCAGTCAATTTTTCAACAAGAAATAAAAATGCTACATACACACTTAGTATAACACTTGATAGTTAAACCTCCCACATCATTTTCACAATAATTCCCATGCGTAATTATTGTGAAACATAAATAAAAATAATTCGAAAAAAATAAAAATATAGGAATAATATATAAAGATGCTCCCAGCCGATATTGTTCTTTCTACCGCAAAAAAAATTGTTAAAAAACGAGTAACTGTTAAGTATGCATATGCTATTAATGGCGGTGATGTTGAAACAGGTAGCCTTAGTTTTGGAGTAAGTGCTACAGGAAATACACAAGCTGAAGCAGACACGAGTTCTTTTAATGAAATACAAGATAATATAGCTACTATTGAAGCAGTAATTGTCTATGAAATACTAACTACATGGATTAATATCACGAATACCAATTTAGAAGTTGTGTATGACTATCAAAATCCAACTCAACTAGTTATTAATTATCCTGGTGCTAATGGTACATTTGTTACCAACCCACTAGCTGTCTTAAATTTTCCTTTAGGTTATCCACAACAAATAACTTCAATGAATACTTCAATAAATGAAATTCCGAATATAACTATTGATTCATGTGCTGTTACTTCAATTCTTATTGAGTAAAAAATAATATCTGACTTTTTAAACCCTTGAAGAATTAAAAATAAATAACCCCCACATCATTTTCACAATAATTCCCATGCGTAATTATTGTGAAACATAAAACTCAGCTATATTAACCAATTAATTTATCGTCTTCTTCTTGATTGTTTCTTACTACTTTTGCCGTTACTGCGATTGTGCTTTGTACCGACCTTGACAAAACCGAATTTTCCCTTTCTTGTGCCATAACCAGCCTTTAATAGTCTCTTTTCCTTCTTGGCAGTTTCGTGTTTGGCCTTGGAGACAATACGTCCGTGTTTATTTTGCATTAGGTGATGCTTGCAAAGTTCACCACTTGTCTTGTACGCAGTACCGTGCCAAACTTCAGCGCGAGATCCCATTAATCTTTCATATGTCTTACCTTTAATAGCATAATGTCCATGTGCGTTTTTAGTATATCTTGTCATATCTATAAAATAGAAAAAGAAAATAAATTTTATATTTGCGGAAGGATTTTTATTTAACTGAAACAACTGAAACAACCGAAACAACCGAAACCTAAAATTTATTTCGAGGTGGAGCCCCACTTCCACCAGGTTGTCCTTCCGTTGTTCCTAAATAAGTAACTAATAATCCCCTGTTTGTATAATCATTACCAAAGTGAGTATTCTTACTGTTACCTAAACCATTTGTATTAATTACATTTGCAATTCGCATAGCATTAGATTGATTCGTGTTATTGACCAATAAATTTTTATTATGATTACCTGTTTCACATTTACTACTATTTAATCTAGAATTTGCACGCCCATAAAATCGAATGCAACTCTTTTCTCTCCCCTTTTCTTTACCATCATCATCATTATATGTATAACTGTTATAAATATAATTCGCAACATCAATGTTGGACATTGACATCATTGTCTAGTATATGTATATGTATATCTATATCTATAGATAGTTATATATTATACACGCCTTAAAAATTATATGTTTTATACACAATCATATAATTTTTTGGTCAAAATATCAATTTATTGTTGCATTTGATGCATAGGCATTTGTTGTGGTTGTCTCATAGGCATTCTCATATTGTTATTCATTGGTAAACCTACAGATCTTTTCCATACAAATTTATATGTAAAATGGAAAACAATGGCAAATACAATTGCATGGACTAAAGCAACAGTGTATTTGTTACCCTTTGGTGGTAATCTAAGAAGAACACTTGGTGTTAAGATGAAAAAAAGGACGGCAACGTAGATAGTAAAAAACCAATTCATGTTTTGTTAAACTGTTATTATATAATAGTATGATATTATTTTACTAAATACAATAAAATAAATAAAAAAGAAAATTGAAAAGAATTTTATTCATTCAGTAATATGTATATAGAAACATACATACAACAAATAACAAGCGTTAAATCCTACGATCATTTTAATAAATAGAATCAATCAAATAACAAACCGCCAAAACAACCGCAAACATGACAACAACATCTACAGATCTTTCACAAAAATACCAAAAAAAGACAGACAAACAACACATCTTAGATAATCCAGATACATATATTGGTTCTATTGAAGAAGTAGATACAGATGCATGGATTCTTTCTGAAACAAACGACAAAATCATTCAAAAAAATATTCGTTACATTCCCGGATTATACAAACTATTTGATGAAGGCATTGTAAATTGTCGTGATCATGTTATTCGCATGAAACAAGCCGTCACCAACAAAGCACCCAATGCAATCGAAGTATCCAACATTGATATTCAAATCGATGATGATGGAACAATAACCATGTTTAACGACGGTAATGGTATCGACGTAGAAAAACATCCAGAATATAATATTTGGATTCCTGAGATGATTTTCGGTCATTTACGTACATCTACTAATTATGATAAAACAGAAAAGAAAATCGTTGGTGGTAAAAATGGTTTCGGTTTTAAATTAGTATTAATTTGGTCTTCCATTGGTTCGATTGAAACAGTGGATCATGTCCGTGGATTAAAATATTGTCAAACATTTCGCAACAATCTCGATGAAATTTGCCCACCGGTTATTACTAAATGCAAAAATAAACCATATACAAAAATCACGTTCAAACCAGATTATCAACGTCTAGGGTTAGGTCTCAACAATACTAAAAACCTAGATCCTGACATGGTAGCCCTATTAAGGAAACGTGTTTATGACATTGCAGCAGTAACCGATAAAACAATGAAAATCAAATACAATTCGCAACCAATTCCAGTGAAAAATTTCCAACAATATATTGACATGTATATTGGAAGCAAACAAGATGCACCTCGTGTTTATGAAGAAAATGAAGCCAACGTCAGATGGGAATACGCAGTTGCGCTTTCACCAACGCATGAGTTTATCCAGGTTTCATTTGTCAATGGTATTTATACTTCAAAAGGAGGTAAACACGTCGAGTATATATTGAATCAAATCACACGTAAACTATGTGCGTTTATCGAAAAGAAGAAAAAAATCACAGTCAATCCAAATAGTATCAAAGAACAGCTCATCCTGTTTTTGAGATGCGACATTGAAAATCCGGCATTCGATAGTCAAACTAAGGATTTTATGAATACGCCATCCAGCAAATTCGGATCTTCCTGCACAGTAAGCGATAAATTCATTGAGAAAATCGCCAAGATGGGTGTTATGGATGCAGCATGCGCATTAACAGAAATCAAGGAAAACAAAGCAGCAAAAAAAACAGACGGTTCAAAAACAAAAACAATTCGTGGTATTCCGAAATTAATCGATGCGAACTGGGCAGGAACAGAAAAATCAGCACAATGTACAATTATATTGTGTGAGGGAGATTCAGCCAAAGCAGGTATTGTTTCTGGATTATCGTCGGAAGACAGAAATATTATCGGTGTTTATCCGATGAAGGGAAAAATCCTCAATGTTCGTGGAGAGAATACGAAGAAAATATCGGAGAACAAAGAAATCGCGGAAATAAAGAAAATCTTAGGATTAGAATCAGGACGCAAATACAAAAACATGGAAGACGTTCATAAAAATCTAAGATATGGCAAGGTGCTTTTTATGACAGATCAAGATGATGATGGATCTCATATCAAGGGATTGGGTATTAATATGTTCGAATGTGAATGGGGATCATTATTAGAAATTCCTGGTTTTATCGGTTTCATGAATACACCGATTTTAAAAGCGCGCAAAGGAAATCAAGAATTAGTATTTTATAACAATGGCGAATATGAGAGTTGGAAGATCGGGGGCCAGCAAACTGGAAGTCTAGACGGGTGGAAGATCAAATATTATAAAGGGTTAGGTACGAGTACAGGAAAAGAGTTCCGTGAGTATTTCGAGAAGAAGAAAATCGTTGGTTTCGAATTCTCGGACACTACGAGTTCAAATACAATCGATATGGTGTTTAACAAAAAGCGTTCAGATGATCGTAAAGAATGGTTGGAAAATTATGATCGCACAAGTTATCTGGACACAAGTAAATCACAAGTATCCTATGATGATTTTATCAACAAGGAACTGATCCACTTTTCAAAATATGATTGTGATCGTAGTATTCCGAATTTAATGGATGGTCTAAAAATCAGTTTAAGAAAAATATTATACTCGGCGTTTAAGAAGAAACTGAACACAGAAATAAAAGTAGCACAGTTTTCAGGTTATGTTTCTGAGCATTCCGGATATCATCATGGTGAGGCCAGTTTAAATGCTGCAATTGTAGGTATGGCGCAAAACTATGTGGGTTCAAACAACATAAATCTGTTAGTTCCTAGTGGTCAATTTGGAACACGTCTGCAAGGTGGTAAAGACAGTGCATCGGAAAGATATATATTCACATATTTAAATACAATCACACGTATGATTTATCGTGAAAATGACGATGCAATTCTAAAATATTTAGATGACGATGGGTTTTTAGTAGAACCCATATTTTATGCACCAATCATTCCAATGATTTTAGTGAATGGAACAAAGGGTATTGGTACAGGTTTTAGTACAGACATCATGTGTTATAATCCGGCTGAAATTATTCAATATTTAAAGAACAAACTCACCAATAGTACTACCCCACCCACACAAGAGTTCATTCCATATTATGAAGGGTTCAAAGGAACCATTATTAAAATACAGAGTGACGGAACCACGACACCCAACAATACAATAAGCCCCAAGTTTTTGATAAAGGGAAAATATGAAGTTGTAGGTCCAGATAAAATACGTATTACAGAATTACCAATTGGAACATGGACCGATGATTATAAAGAGTTTTTAGAATCATTGATAGATAGCGTTGATAAATCTGGCAAAAAAATAACGCCTATTATTAAAGATTATGACGACATGAGTAAAGACACAAGTGTCGAGTTTATTGTAACATTAACAAAAGGAAAACTCGCAGAGTTGGAAGCCGTGAAACATGATCATGGGTGCAACGGTATTGAGAAATCATTCAAACTTTATACAACGAATTCAACCTCGAATATGAATTTGTTTGATGCTAAAGACAAGTTGAAAAAATACACTCATGTTTCGGATATTATTGATGATTATTATATTACCAGACTGGAAATGTATCAGACAAGAAAGAGTTACATGATTGATGCTATCGAAAAACTATTGGTTGTTTTGTCGAATAAAACGCGTTATATCAAAGAAATATTGGATGACGTTATTGATTTAAGAAAGAAATCCAAGTCAGATGTAGTTAAAATGTTGACAGATCGAGGATATGTTTCACAAACACAAAACACCAACTCAGAAAATGGAGAGGAGGCATCTGGTAACACAAACACAAATGGATTTAATTATTTGATTAAGATGACGATGGATAGTGTAACTAGTGAGAATGTTGATAAACTAATGAAGGAATATCAAAGCAAACAAACAGAATTAGAAAATATCAAGAACAAAACAATTGAAACCATGTGGTTAGAAGAATTGAATGAATTGTTGGTGGAATACAATCAATACAAAGAGTCTCGTTCTAATAACATGGAGAGAAAGGACTCTGCAACAAACAAAACGGTTAAAAAGGTGAAAAAGGTTGTAAAACCAACAACAAACACCAAGCAAACCACACTAGAAATTGAATAAATTAAACAACTTATATTTTATAGAATGAATCACATAATAAATATATAGGAATGTAGACAGATATTTCAGTCATAATATGAAATGGAAAATTTTTAAAATTTTCCAAAATAAATTGACAATTAAAAATTTCAAAAATTTGAAAAAAAAGAACAATAGCACTAAACAAAATAATGTAAATAATTTTTTGTTTTATTTTTCCAGATAATAAAGGATAATAAAAAATCATGATTAAAAATAATATAATCAAAAATGTTATTATGTTGTAAATATGCGAAAATTTTTGACTAATGATATAAATATCAAATATATACAAAAATAATAATGCGTAAAATTGCCATGTAAGCAATTTCTTTTTAGTGATATGATTTAATAATAGTATAAAAAAGAACGTTGAAATTATAGCAGAAAAATGTGTTAATAAAAATTGTCCGTTATTAAGTAATTTGAAATGTAGAGCATGTGAAAATGTATGAAATATATTAAATATTAAAATGGATAATAAAAACAACCGTGAATATAAGTTGTTTGATTTTAGTAAATAAAATATAATAATACAACACAAGATCAAGTTAATTATAGTTGAAAATGGCTGTGCAAATCCATTTTTTTGTGGTATTTCACAACTATTAAATGGAAATGTATATTTGTTCATATAATATAGATATATTTTGTGTTATTCAAAAATATATCTATTCAAACCCCAAAAATTAAAACCATGGTTTCAATTCCAGCTGTTTATCTGCTAAAGTGGATAATACAGGATGAGCAATAGGAACAACCAATGTACTAGCATCATGTAAATATTTAACATATGCTCTTAATTCACTGTAAATTTGTTGCACACAGAAATTGATCACCATTTTGTTTAGTTCCACTATTTGTTGAGTGATATTGTTTGGTTGATTTGCAGAATGCTCTAAATATACACCACGCATTATGGTTTTTAAAGAATCACAATCTTGATTATCTATAATATATTGTCCATTGGTTTTATCATATATTCCTTTGCGAATTGCATTTTGAACTATTTCTAAATTTTCTCTCGAGAAGTAAGCATTACTTAATGTTGAATCTTCCCAAAGACCTTCAAGTGGATTTCTAAAAGTGGTACATTGATGTGCTGGTATTTTGTCATATAAATTAAATAAATTTTGAGTGTTTGGCGATTTAATGTCTACACGACCATTTGAATTAAAATAACAGCTTGAATCAGAATTCATATTTTTGTTATAGTATTTGTATAAGGTATATATAAATCGGTATATATAAATTGTATATATAAATTGTATATATTAAATGAAATTATAAAAATAAATCTTTATATTTATATAATACATATACATAAAATAAATTTAAACAAATATGGCTAGTTTTCAAACAATTGTTTTGACGATTGCAGTAATTATACTTGTAATTCTTTTAGTAGTTATTGGTTATTTGTTAGTTAAAAATCCTTCAGGTAATACATGGCCACCGATTGTAGGACAGTGTCCCGATTATTGGGTAGATCTTTCAGGAAATGGTGGAAATTGTGTTAACGTCCAATCTTTAGGAGATTGTAGTGGAAACGGCAACATAAATTGCCCTAATGCAATCAATAATACACCATCTACAGGAATGAATTTTAGTACTAGCTCATTCACAAATAGTCAAAACGGCTCATGCAATAAATATAATTGGGCAAGTACAAATGGTATAACATGGGATGGTGTTTGGCCCGATTTTCCAAATCCATGTTCATCAGGCTCTTCCGCATCAACTACCACAACACAGCAAACATCGTCTTAATATATAATGAAAAAATTTGCATCTGCAATATAATTTTATATTTTCGCATAAAATTATATTTTGTAATATATAGTGTATGTGTATGTGTATGTTCTCTCAACTACAATCTTTCCCTGATGAAATTATCCGAGACATATATGAATATATACCGTATGATGTGTTAACATGGTTATCAAAGACCAACTATGATAAATATCATACTACAACAATACAAAGACATATCAAAAAAACTGGCAAAAAACTGGATACTTTTTTTAGATATATAATTCGTTTGGACAACCATGTTGCATTGCAAGATATGTTGAATAATTCACAAATGATCAAGGGTTTAAATTCTCACAACCACAACTACAAAATAAAATATAAAAATAAAAAATATGCAAACCTCATAGACTTTTTATTATATTTATCAATAGAAAATGACAAACCATCTACGAAATGTAAAAACGTTCTAATTGAATATGTTAAAAAATAAACATAAAAATAAAATGTAACATATAGTAATATGCAAAATAAATTACAAAATAAATTACAAAGTAAATTAGAAAATAATAATTATATAGATAATATTAATAATATATTATCGAGAGAGACAATTGTATGTAAAATAAAAGAAATATTAACAAATTTTGAAAATAATAAATCTGATTTATTATTTAAAAAAGGAATCTATGTTTATGGGAATCCAGGTATAGGTAAAACTAAATTTGTAACTGACATTTTAAAAGATTTAAATTATGATATTATTACCTATAATGCAGGCGATGTAAGAAATAAATCAATAATAGAAACAATTACGAAAGACAACATGTCAGACAAAAGTATAATGTGTTTATTTCATAAAAAAATACAAAAAAAAGCGATTATTATGGATGAAATTGATGGCATGAACAATGGAGATAAAGGGGGTATAAATGCATTAATAAAACTCATACGGCCAAAAAAAACAAAGCGACAAAAGACTGAAGATACGACATTAATTCCTATCATTTGCATAGGAAATTATCATATAGACAAAAAAATAAATGAATTAATGAAAGTATGTAATGTATTTGAATTAAATAAACCGACCAATGAAGAAATAGAAACGATATGTAATAATATTATGCCGACAATAACAAAAAATATTAAAAATAAATTAGTTTATTATATACAAGGGGATCTACGTAAATTACACAACGTTTATAGTATATATTGTAAAAACGATAACATATTAAATGAATACGTAGTAGATAATATACTTAAATTAAAATCATACAATGAAGATACAAAATCGATAACAAATAATTTATTTAACAAAAATTACTCGATGAATGATCATTTGCATGTTATGAACGAAACAGATCGCACAATAGTCGCTTTATTATGGCATGAAAATATAATAGATCGATTAGAAAAATACAATATTAATAAGTCATTGCCTGTATACTTGAAAATATTAGACAATATTTGTTTTGCTGATTATATAGATAGAATTACATTTCAAAAACAAATATGGATATTTAATGAGATGAGTTCATTGATTAAAACATTTAATAACAATAACATATATCATGATTTTATAAATGAAGATAATTCTATGCTGACACATAATATCAGTACATCCGCAACTACAAGCAAAAAAAACAAAACTAACACCAAACTAAATAGCCAATCAAACGATACGACTATTCATGTAGAACCTATACATAATAATGTACGTTTTACAAAAGTATTGACAAAATATTCAACTGAATACAACAACTATAATTTTATTCATAATTTATGTCAACAATTAGGAATGGATAAAAAAGACCTGTTTGCTTTTTTTGTTAATTTTAAAAGTAAATATAATAATGATAATGAATGTTTTACTGAATTATTAAATTTATTTGAAAATTATGAAATAAATAAATTGGATATTCAAAGAATGTATCGTTATTTGGATAAATCATTTAAAGATTCTAATCTAGTTGATGAAGAAACTGCATGGGAAATGGATGAAGACATTGATGATATGGTATGATGATTATAAGCTACCAATCGTTTAGTAAACCACCAGCAAATATATCATAAGTTAATTCACTTTTATTTCTATTATCATTATTATATTGACTAATTTGATGAAAAATGTCTGAATCATATTCATGATATAATAGTGTATTTTTTTTCGACCCTTCTTCCAATCTTGTTTCGGTTCTCTCTTTTATGAGTTTCAACAATCGATCTAATAATTTTTTATTAGTGAAAAAACCATCTATTTTATTAATTAATAGTTTATGATTTATAAATTCTTCTATTGTATTATCATATCTCTGGTCATAACCATTTAGTTTTTTATATTTGTTGCTATTAGCGCTATTAATATTAATAAAACTATTAACATTATCATCTTCAATTGGTGGTGGCATTGATAAATTATCATCTCTATAATCTGCGTAGTCCGCGTAATCCATGTCATCTATAGTTGCAAATAATATACTACTACGGCTTTCTGATCTCGCTAGAGATTTATATTGTACTTGAGAATTTAATAATAAGATAACTACATTGAATAAATACATCATATGTGTGGTTTGGTGGTGTACTGTAATTGTAATTATATAATACAAAATTATTATATAATTTACACATATATTTATTGACATGAATAGTTTTATGTAGAAATAACATCTATATTAGGTGTTGCATTATCTTCTGATAACTGTAACTGCTGTTTCTTTTCAGCTATTTTACTATCAAAAAATATTTTTATTTTACCTTCTAAATAAGCAATCTTTTCTTTCAATATTGCATTTTCATTTAATAGTTGTTGTATAACAGTATGATTCTTATGTAATTGTTGCTGTATTTGTTGTTGTTGTTGCATTTGCTGTTGCTGTTGTATCATCATTTCCCGCTTTTTTGTAATCTCTTCCATTTGTCTTAATACATCGGGCTTATTTTCCGGTTTTCCCGGATGGTAGTTATCCAGGATTTTATCAATATCTTCCAAGAAAAACTGCTTGACAAAATTTTCTTTTACAAAATCATCTACTAATTTGCTACTCTCTTTTACATATGGATTTGGTAACTGATTCAATAGTATTTTTTTATCAAAAGAATTGTGAACATGAGAAAAAACAAGAATACTTTTCATTGGATCTAACTGAACAAATGGAACTGTATAATCTTTTAAAAATGCTTTTTCTTCAGCCAATGACGCTTGTTCATCATATTTGGTCATACTTAATAACTTGCGATGAAATGCAAATGTTGCAGCAGTAGCATGACTTGGTCCATATGGCCCAAATTGATACATTTTTTGTATATGTTTAAAAAAAATATACATTTCACTCGATCCAGCACATAATGCCTGTGGATTTTTAAGCAATGTTTCAACAGCATGACTAACTCTTTCTGGTGGATAGTAATCATCATCATCCATATAAACCAATATATCACCTCTTGATTTTTCGTGCATTAAATTTCTTTTTTTACCCAAAGTCATTTTTGTATCGTATGAAAAATATTTAATTTGAGGGATGTCAGATAACATATCACCAACTTTATCAGTTCCATCGTCTATGATAATCCACTCCATTCTATCTTTTGGATAAGTTTGATGATTAAAACATTCGATCATTATTGGAATAAAAGGACGTCTATTAAATGTGGGCGTACATATACTGACAAATGGTAATTGTTTTGATACAGTGGATTTGGGTGTGGATGTGGATGTGGGTGTGGATGTAGCTGGTGTTGGTGTTGGTGCAGAAGATTTCTTTTTATCATTTTTTGTTTTTTTCCCCATTTCAATTAAATATATATTGATATATCTATTTAATTTTATACTATTTGACACATATATTCTATTTTCATTATTTATTTGTATGATTTACACGATTTTACATAGGCATCACCATATTTTCACGTATTTTATTATTGAGAGCTTGCATTTTTTGTATTAAATTATCAGATTGTTGAACTTCGTTAAATAAACTATTACCACCGGATTGTCCGGATTGTTCTATTGTAGCCACTTTTACATGATTATCAAATTTTTGTATTTTACTAATTTGATTTGCGATATTTATTGCTAAATCTCCAGTATTAACTGATCCAGTTAAAGCCCATAATACAGTATCTGAAAATTTGAATTGTGTGCGTTTTTCTGCTTGAATATAATTATATGGTTGTGTGTCTTTTGTGCCAAAATCATTTACATTTGCAATTGGAATATTCATTAATGCTAATAAAACTATCACAACTGCAACAATAGCGGCGTTTCTCTCTGTAGTCCCTAAATAAGCTTTTGCGCCAATTATCACATAAATAGACATAATTATAAAAATCGGTGTTATCATATATCGCATTTTATTTGCATACAATGTCATGTACGTATAATTTTCGCCAACTTTACTACCTTCAACCACTTTCGCTATTATAAAACTAGCAGACAACAAGCAATATATTATTACAACTGGAAAAACCGCCATATTTCCCAATATTAAAAATGCACCAAATAAATTTACAATAAAAATCGTTTCGATTAATGTAAATAACCATGTAAAAGGCATAGACATCAATGTTATATAGACCCAATTTTGTGCAAAATTTGGCTTACTAAATTTTTCACCATTTTGTAATACTACTTGTGGTTTATTCAATTTCCATATCCACGTAAAAATACCTGCGAAAAATATGTAGAAGAAAACAATATTTGATAAAATAAAATTAACAGCAAACACAAATATTAGTAAATAACCTCCGAATAATACTAATACCCATTCGTAAAAACTATTGAAAAAAGAGAAAAACATATTAATCATCGTATAATTTAAACAAAATAAACTTTCAATCATGTAAATAAAATACATCGTTGTTCCTGTAATTGTAGGCGATTCATTGAATTCACGTAATGCGTTTAATAATGTAAATTGACTATTTATTTGTTTACTGTCATTTGCTGATTTATCCGGAATGTATAAATATTGAAACAATAATTTTGTACTGTAATCTTCACCATCCAATTTAAAAAAATTCACTTGTGTCATTATAGAATCTATAATTGGTGGTAAATCAGTATAAGGCGCTCCTCGAAAATCACTAGGTAAAAGATTTGCTTGGGCAACTTTACACGTCCATAATACATATACTCCTAAAAATGTTTGAATTAATACTGCTATTAATTTCAATCCAATATATTTTAAAAACTCACCATAACTTTGCGATTTTGTAGTAGCAGTAGTCTTAGGAGGTGGTCCAAAAAGAGAAATTTGTTTTAAAAAATTGGAGATTTTTGTTTTGAGTTTACTAAATTCTGCTTTATTTGATGCAGATGCATTTGTCATAATTTGGTTAAAATTTAAACTAGATAAAGCCCATGATAATAATTTATCTAATATTTTTCCTGTAAATGTAGCAATCACAATGATAATAATTAGTGCAATTATAGCTAATATACATGAAAATATCCAAAAACCACTTCCCATTATTTATTTTATATGTGTATGTGATAATATGTGATATAATATACTATAATAATATTATTCTCTATTTTACCTATAATTAGAAAAAATATATAGGTATATAAAATGGCAAAAAAAAACCAAACACCCAAATATTTCAATTTTTTATTGTTTTTATTGTGTTTTTTTATATTGTTTCTATTATTTAGATGGGTACATTTTTTGCTCAATAGAAATTATTTGCATGCCGGAACATATTTAGAACTATTCTCTTCATTATCTGACACATATAATACAAACACCGATACGGATTCCAATACATTTGTCAACAATAGTTATAAAGTAAATTATATACATAGTAATACCATTGATTTGCCTGCTATGTCAAAATATACATGTGATAATTGGTGTGGACCAAAATCGCAATGTTTATTATCACGTGAACAATGTTTTTCAGATGTAGACTGCAAAGGCTGTAAAGAACTAACAGCATTAAATAATTTTTATAAACCTACGTCAAGTGATCTTGGACAAAGTTATATGAATAAAAGCGTTGAAGACATACCAAAAGGTGCACCTGAAGATATTTTGTGTGGTATCCAAAATTGTAATAACAGTTTCGCTATGTTCGACAAACGTGATTAGTTCGCGTATAATACTCCACAATTACCACTGATAAATCGAATAACATTCAATCTTTCCTCAAAATAATATAAATTAAAATTATAATCATAAATTCTCCAGGTTGGTTTGTTAATACCGATAATATTACCTGTAATAGGATCACAAATAGTCAAAACTTGTGCTAAAGGATCTAATTGAGGAATTATAGTAGTAAATTCCAATTCTATTTTGTTGAATTTCGTCATATTAATTGCTCCAGATGGTTGTAATACATAGGGTGAAGTATTCAAACAATAATTATAACAATATAATCCATCTGGTGCATTTCCAGGTGTTCTCGTATATTTTTCAATATAATTGTAAACACCTGCGGGTTGCATATTCTCTCTATATTCACCATCAAAAAGAATTCCTAATGTAAGCAAAATCTCTTTAGCATTTTGAGAATTATAATCACCTGTAATCATCCAACCGGTCAATCTTCCGTCTGGATTTACACCTGGACCAATTAATACTGGTATTTTATTTCCACAAGAATCTAGTTGAAAAATAGGATAAATACCATTTGTAGGAGCTTGTATTAAATCGTATGGTAGATAGTTGTAAGGCCAATTGCTGTAATTGCTCCATTCATTTCTCAGATTGGCATCACTTCTTTGAAAATAAAACATTTGGCTTGCTACCATTCCCAATGAAGTTAATTCTACTCTGTTTGGACCGGTGACATTATAAAAAACAGATTCATAAACCTGTTTTATTAAATAATTTTGTTCATTTAAAGCGAAAATACGTGATTCATCATTTGATAAAAACCCATATGTACATATTAGATGTATATCCGCATTCCATTGTGTTCTAGTATCTATATAAGACGTAATACCAATATTAACATCTGGTGGTGGCTGTAAAAATCGATACAATTGCATATAATAATAATTAAAATTAGGAGATACATAAGGGAAATTATTTACCTGATCTAAAACATCACGAATTTGAAACATTTCATTTACAGGACGAAATGTAACATTAATATGTAATTCATTATATTGTAATGCAACCAATGGAAATGACATTTGATTGTTTAAACTAAACCATGAATTTATAGGAACATATAATATTGATCCGCGAATAGAAGGTTCTGCACCAGAAGGATTGTCTGTATGATATGCATTTGGATATGAATTGACACGTGACCCAGAATTAGCTGGATCATTTAATTCAGGTATATTTCCAATCATTTTATCAAATAATGCTTTTTTGTCAGTAGGAAAATCCCTTTGTACCATAGCTAATAAATACGATCCAGAGTATTCCTGCAATGTTTGATTACCACATGTAATTGATATTTTTTTTATCATCAATGCACCTAAATTTTGAATCCAACGAAATTCATATGGAGCCCAGCCACTATATCCTGTCGTACCTGTAAGATTTGATAAAACGGTATTATCTGTTGGTGGGAAAATTGGACTCCATATATTTGGTAAAGCAATAGAAATATAACTATCCATTAATAAATCACCATATCTAGGTATTTTAAATGTAAAATACGAATCCTCTGATAAACGCAGTGTTTTTGTACCATCGAAGTCGACTCTAAATTTTTGTAGACCGAAATTTGTATATTTAGCATATGTTGTTTTAAAAAATGTTTTAGATGGATTACCATTTAGAATAATATTTTGTTGACCCTCAGAAACTAAATTCATTAAACCGCCGGCCATGTTATTATAATATGTTTTTATTTATAGTATATTAGTTAGTTACTTAGTTACTTAGTTACTAGTTATATTAGTTACTACTTATATTAGTTAGTTATATTATTTGATTATATTTAATTGTTTATAATAGTAAATGTTTATAGTTCTATTATTGATATTTTAAATATAATAATAAATAAATATATATTATATAATAATATATTTACATAGTAATATTATTTCATTATAATATCAATATAATATCAATATAATATCAATATAATATCAATATGTCATCAAAAATTAAAGACACGGTAAATAATGCAACACAAAAAGTCTACAATTTATCTAAACAAATCATGTCTGATAGATCAAACTTGGGTACCACATTAATATGGATAGTAATTGTATTATTATTTATTTTATTTATTGCTTATATTCATAATGTTAAGTATAGCTTACAGTATAAACGATGTGGATCATCATGTAGTCAAGCAAACGTCAATTGCAACTTGGCTACTATATACAATAGAAATAGTGAATTTGCTTCAAAAATATCACCTATTAATGCTAGTTCTCAACAATGTTCTGGCAACTTAAGAGATTATTATATTCTTACTGCTTACAATTGTTGTTCAGGAGGTAATTATAAAAATGATTATGTTGGTTTATGTAATTTAATAGCTGTAATAAGTCAAGGTGTTCGTTGTTTGGATTTTGAAGTTTACTCGCTCAACAATCAACCGATAGTTGCTACATCTTCATCGCCACTATATTCAACGTGTTATAAAGAATCATATAACAGTATTCCTTTTGGTGATGTAATGACAACAATACAAAGCTATGCATATTCAAACTCAACTTGTCCTAACCCAACCGATCCTATCATTATGCATTTACGTATTAAAAGTGCAAATTGTGCTATGTTGAATAATTTAGCTAATATATTTGAAAATTTTGACACTTTATTACTGGGTCCCGAATTTAGTTATGAGTTTAATGGAAACAATTTGGGAGCATTACCATTGTTGACATTTTCTGGAATAAATAATCCATCTAAACAAGGAAATATTATTATTATAGTCGATCAGATGACGAATGGTATAATAACTGCAATTATGAATTCTAAACTATGGGAATATGTAAATATGGTAAGTGGATCTACATTTATGCAAATTGTACCAAACAGTACATTGGAGTCAGAATCCGATTTAAATGATTTTATTCAATATAATATGGTAAATATGACTATGGTGATTCCAGATAGTGGAGGCAATCCAGCAAATCCAAATTTTTTATTATCTCAGCTAACTGGTTGTCAGATGTGTGCGATGCGTTGGCAATTGCCCGATATTAATTTACAATTATGTACTACATCATGTGTTTCAACATCAATAGATCCATCTACAAATACCAATCCAAGTGGTATTAATACATGTTTTAATCAAGTGGGATTCGCATTTGTTTTAAAACCATCCAATTTACGTTATTCTCCGACCACGTTTGATGTTTCCGCTGCAGATCCTTCTTTATCATATGCTCCAAACCCTTATACTGTACAAGTCGGAACTCAAAGTTATACATATTATAATTAAAAACCGTTACTCTATTTCTAATATATCATAAAAATTTAATATTGATATAATATAACTATATCAATATTTCGAACAACAGATAAAATGACAAAAAAAAAGTCACTAATAAAGTGTGACAAAAATATTAGTTTTGTAGATTGTGAAATGAGTATACTACGTTTAGCGGTCGATAAAGCAGAAGAAAATACGGCTAAACGCGTTGTTTCATCACCAGAAATAAAATCCATTGTTGAAATAGTAGAGAATTTCATTAAAAAGAAAAATCTCATTTGTTACGGAGGAACAGCCATTAACAACATATTACCAAAACACGATCAATTTTATAACAAAGAATTGGAAATACCTGATTATGATTTTTTTTCCTTTAACGCTCTTAATGACGCAAAAGAATTAGCAGACATCTATTTTAAAAACGGTTTCACAGATGTTGAAGCCAAATCTGGTCAACATCACGGTACTTACAAAGTGTTTGTCAATTTTATTCCTATTGCAGATATAACGTATCTTCCTAAGGAAATATTTCTATCCATTAAAATGGAATCGATACGTGTAGCGGGAATATTATACGCGCCACCCAATTATTTGAGAATGGGTATGTTTTTGGAATTGTCCAGACCTTCAGGTGATACTAGTCGATGGGAAAAAGTCTTAAAACGTATTACCCTACTAAATAAACATTATCCACTTACTACCAAAAACTGCGATGAAATCGATTTCCAGAGAGAATTCGAAAACAAGAATGGGGATGAAATATATGAAACAGTGAAAAATACGCTTATCAACCAAGAAGTCGTCTTTTTCGGCGGTTTCGCGGTTTCTATGTACTCAAAATATATGCCCAAAAATTTACAAAAACAATTAAAACGTATTCCTGATTTTGATGTTTTATCGGAAGACCCTGAAACAACTGCTGAAATAGTAAAAGAGCGATTAAAAGATATTGATGTAGAAAATGTAAAAATAGTTCGCCATGATCCAATAGGCGATATTATACCAGTATCGTATGAGGTTATTGTGGACCAAGATACAATTGCCTTTATTTATAAACCAATTGCATGTCATAGTTATAATGAGATTGCGTATAAGAAAGAACGATTGAGAATTGCTACAATTGATACCATGATGAGTTTTTACTTGGCGTTTTTATATGCTGACAAACCTTATTATGATATTGATCGTATTCTTTGCATGTCCAAATTTTTGTTTGAAGTACAGCAAAAAAATAGATTAGAACAAAAAGGTCTACTCAAACGTTTTAGTATTGAATGTTATGGACATCAGGATACGGTTGAAGAAATGCGTGCAGAAAAAGCAAAGAAATTTGCAGAATTAAAAACCAATCGTGGAAGTCGTGAATTCGAAGAATGGTTCTTGGTTTATAAACCAGGTGATAGTAGTACTAGTAGTAGTAGCAAAACAAATGCAAAGGCAGAAACTACCAAAACGATCAACACTACCAAAACAGCCAAAATGCAAAAAAATAATTCGAATTCACATGATTTTAAAAGCAAATATTTTAAGGTGATTAAATCGAAAACCAAACCAAAACAAACGCGTAAAAACAAAAAAGCAACAAAATCACGCAAATATTTCTTTTTCTAAATTGCATGTATATGCGGTGGTATATTATCATTTGTGAAATATTTTGTTACCATAAATAATAACAAAATATTTATATTATAAACATAATTAAACAAATTAAAGATATACTTTCATATAATAATTATATAACACAAACAATATGAAAGTCAAATCTACAACCTTTGCTGATGATGACACCGAACATTCAACACCTATCATTGTTGAAAAAGAAATGTCGGAAAGAGATGCTATTCGTGAATTCGTTCAAAGTCACAGTATGTATACATTTGGAGGACTACAAGGCGAAAACATAATTGATGCTATTGTAAATGGTTTTTTTTTATTTAATTTACGTGAAAATAAATATATGTTGAATAGTAAAGCTGAATTGTTACAATATTGTAAGGATAATACGGTGTCACTTGAAGAAAAGATGTATTTTTGGGATATTTTTCTCTTTAACCAGAGACCAAAATTTTTAACTTCTGAAGAACACGATTATATTAGAGATTGCGGAAACCTTGATGGTTATGTTGAAAAGAAACCGGTGTTTAGTGGTGGTGGTAGTAGTAGTGGTAGTAGTGGTAGTAGTGGTAGTAGTAGTGGTAGTACTAGTATCAGTGGTGGTAGAAGAGTTCCAAGTGGATTCGTAAAACCAAGTATTATCAGTGATCAACTTGCTATGTTTTTAGGCAAACCCGCTGGAAGTAAAATGGCACGTACCGATGTTAGCAAGGAAATTAACACATACATCCGGGTTCATGGTCTTCAAGATCCGTGTAATGGTCGCAGAATCAATCCCGACGAAAAGCTTAGAAAGCTTCTTGGAGTAAGTCCTAATGACGAACTAACTTACTTCAACCTACAAAAATACATGAGTCGCCATTTTTATAAAGAAGGTTGATTTATGCGTGAGAAAATATGTAAAACGTTCGAAAATAAATCTTCACTGTGTAAAGAACCTAAAACGTTTGTATAAAAATATATAATGAGAATTTTACAATATATATTTTTTTTGTCCGGTATCAGTAAAGTTGAACTTTATTTTATTCAAAATCAAAACAAGCCGATATGTGCGAATTGTAAATTTTTTATCGCAAATAAAAATGAATGTAGCAATTTTGGAGATGTTGATATAATAACTGGTAAATATAATTATGAAAAGGCAACCAGTGTAAGAAATGACGAGGATAAATGCGGTGAATATGGAATTTTATTTAAACAAAATTATTTTAAATTTATAACAATTCCTTATTATTTTGTATTAGAAAATGAGAAGTATTTTCTTTCATTTTTTTTAATACTATTTACTTGTTTTTCGCCTTTTATTATATCTAATTTTATATGGTATATATTACATTTATAAAATACCTAAAAATTCACAATGTTTAATACCTTGTTGCAAAAATAGTAGATACATCCAAACAATACACTTATTGTCAAATAACCTTTTATGTTGTAGTTACCATCGTTGAAAAACAAAAAGGGTACATATAAAAACAAGTATTTTTTGAATATAGGCAGTTGAAAAATAAAAAACAGGATAGTTAGTAACAACGGGGTTTGTATTTCATCATACAAGTTATCCAATGAACTTGAAAAATTAGCTTTTTTATTATGCTCGTCAATTATTTCATTAGTAGATTGATTCATTTGTTGCATTTTTTGAATATAGTCTTCTTGCATTTGCGCAGGATTTGGTTGTGGTATATAATTAGGCTGAATTTGCGCATCGTTAGTAATAGCATCGGTCGTTCTTGGTATGTCTCTCGATGGAAGCTGGGTTAAACCATTCACACTTGCTTTTTGTAATCCATTAACAATTTGATTAATGGTTGTTTGATCCAATGAGAAACCGTTACCATTACCTTGATTTTGATTTTGATTTTGATTCTCTGATTGTGGTTGCATCTGCTGATCATTTTCTTGAATGGACATGGATATATTACCAGGTTGGATTCCACCACCAGTTGGATCAGATGGTAAATCAGAAATACTTGTTGTAGAATTATTCATAATATATATAATATATTACATAGAATGATTGATTAGCATAATTTACGCATAACAAGTAAATTATACTATACTTACTAAAATTACACAAAATCAAGCAAAAGGAACGATCGATTTTGAAGCGTCACATTTTGCGGATTTTGGTGTATATTGATAACATTTATTATCGTATTTATATGTTTTACCCTGAATTTCTTCCAATGGTGGTGCATTAAACACAAAGCAGTTTTTGTCTTTACAAACTGTTCTAAATAAAGTTGCTAATCCTAAACCTAATAATATGGAGAGAACAATTTTACCAGTTTTTGTATGAAAAAGTTTGGATAAATACATATTTTGGTTTTATATATAATATATATTCAAAACAATATATATTATAACAATATTGTAAATTTACAAATCGTATATTACTATATATTATTTTTGAATCGGTATAGTAGTTATTTTGGAACTATCAGATGGGCATTTAATTTCCTTTGATTCTAATGAAAAACAATTATCTGCTTTATCTTTGTACAAAATTCTATTAATATTGTCAGGTGTAGGGTATACATAAATTACTTTTCTATCACTACCGAATATATAAACAAAAAATATGCCTATAAATAAACTGATTAAAAATATAGGAATTGAAATTTTATTGAAGAACATGTTATCTATATATACCTTTTACTATAATAAAAGATATAAATATTTTTCTATATAAAACTATTCATCAATTTAATTCTATTTTATGTAGCTATTTTTTGGATGTATAAACATTATTATCAATACACATTTTATTGTATTCGTTTATGATTCTTGTATGTTCATCTTCGTTAAATAGTTTCAAATGATAAAATAATTTTGCTATACTGTTTTCTGGATGCAATGTTTCACAAATTATATTGTTTACCACCATTTCGGAATGATCTTCCATTAAAACATTGTACAATATTTCTTTGTTGTAAGGTATTTTGTATACGCCTTCGTATAGTTTGATTAATTCTTTTGCTTTTGTCATTTTACCTTTATGCAAAACAGTATGATTTTTACTAATAATAGTTTTTTGAGATGGAACGTTTTCACTTAGCGCATCTTTTTCCATGCAAACAAGATATGTATCTTGTGTAACTGTCTGGGTGATACCAATAATTTTTTTGTTACGGATAGTATGAATAGTTGAGTCTATTTTCTCAATAGGAATATTCCCTTGATTGGTTGTAACAGGTGTTCCTGCTAAAAAACATATATTCGATATAGGTGTCACTGTAGGGGTTGGGGTTGGTGCTTGCGTGTCACTAGGGGTTGGAGTTGGGGTTGGAGTTGGAGTTGGGGTTGGTGCTTGCGTGTCACTAGAGGTTGGAGTTGGAGTTGGAGTTACTGTGTCAGTAGGTGTTGGAGTTGGAGTTACTGTGTCAGTAGGTGTTGGAGTTGGAGTTACTGTGTCAGTAGGTGTTGGAGTTGGAGTTACTGTATCAGTAGGGGTTGGTGTTGGTGCTTGCGTGTCAGTAGGGGTAGGAGTTGGTGTTATGGTATCAGTAGGGGTAGAAGTTGGTGTTATTGTATCAGTTGGGGTTGGTGTTGGAGTCACCGTATCAGTTGGAGTAGGAGTTGGTGCTTGCGTGTCAGTAGGGGTAGGAGTTGGTGTTATTGTATCAGTAGGTGTTGGGGTTGGAGTCACCGTATCAGTAGGTGTAGGAGTTGGTGTTATTGTATCAGTAGGTGTAGGAGTTGGTGTTATTGTATCAGTAGGGGTAGGAGTTGGTGTTATTGTATCAGTAGGGGTTGGTGTTGGAGTTATTGTATCAGTTGGAGTTGGAGTTGGAGTTATTGTATCAGTTGGAGTAGGAGTTGGTGTTATTGTATCAGTTGGAGTAGGTGTTGGAGTTATTGTATCAGTAGGTGTTGGGGTTGGAGTCACCGTATCAGTAGGGGTTGGAGTTGGTGTTATGGTATCAGTAGGGGTTGGAGTTGGAGTTATTGTATCAGTAGGAGTTGGTGTTATTGTATCAGTAGGTGTTGGGGTTGGAGTCACCGTATCAGTTGGAGTAGGAGTTGGTGCTTGCGTGTCAGTAGGAGTTGGTGTTGGAGTTATTGTATCAGTAGGGGTAGGAGTTGGTGTTATTGTATCAGTAGGTGTTGGGGTTGGAGTCACCGTATCAGTAGGGGTTGGAGTTGGTGTTATGGTATCAGTAGGGGTTGGAGTTGGTGCTTGCGTGTCAGTTGGAGTTGGCGTTATGGTATCAGTAGGTGTTGGAGTTGGAGTTACTGTATCAGTAGGGGTTGGTGTTGGAGTTATTGTATCAGTAGGTGTTGGAGTTGGAGTTATTGTATCAGTTGGAGTAGGAGTTGGTGTTATTGTATCAGTAGGGGTTGGAGTTGGAGTTATTGTATCAGTAGGGGTTGGAGTTGGAGTTATTGTATCAGTAGGGGTTGGAGTTGGTGTTATGGTATCAGTAGGGGTTGGTGTTGGAGTTATTGTATCAGTAGGTTTTGGAGTTGGTGTTATGGTATCAGTAGGGGTTGGAGTTGGTGTTATGGTATCAGTAGGGGTTGGTGTTGGAGTTATTGTATCAGTAGGTTTTGGAGTTGGTGTTATGGTATCAGTAGGGGTTGGAGTTGGAGTTGGAGTTGGAGTTGGTGTTGGAGTTGGTGTTGGTGTTGGTGTTGGTGTTGGTGTTGAAGCAGGAGATTGTAAACTTATTTGAATTGTACCGCTATTAAAAGATGCACTAGAATACCTGGATGAATTGTATAGAAAAGGAGTTGTTGGCGCAAGATTGTCTACATAAAATGTAACAAAATATGTTCTTGAACTAATAGCAGTAAATACTTGATTATAATTTAAAGTAATTGTAGCATTAATTGTATTAATAGCTGGTGAAGGCACTATTGGATAAGATGCACTCATTAAAGTATTGCCTAAATTATCAGTAAGAGTAAAGACTGCTGCTGGTGGTGGATTACCATTTTGAAAAATATCAGATGAGTCAATATGAAATGTTACACTAATATTATTAATAACAAAATTCCATGTTCCAGATGTTAGATTCGTATACGTAACTATTCGATTACTATCGAATACGTTATATGGTTTACCGTTTACATTTGTTACAAAAGATGTTGCCATTATTTATATATCTAACTACATATATAAATATTTATATAATTTAAGCAATAATATCATTTTCTGAATTTTGCTAATCCAGTTACTAAATTGATTACTTTATTATCCAAACTTGCTTCCATATCTTCTTCTGTATATGGAATTTGTATCAAGTTATAAGTACTGTCATATTCATTAAAATCTACATATTCTACTTTGTACTTTAATTTGTTATTTTGTTTAATTTTAGGAACAAGGTCGTTTGTATATAATGTAACAGCATCAGAAACATAATTAGTATTATCAGTTTTTTCATATTTGTCCATTGTATTTCGTATTTTATCAATTAATTCATATATTTCTTTGGTATTTTTGTTAATTTTCTTAAACTTTTCATTATTATTAACTACTTCATTATATTGACTCAATAAAAATTCATAATTCGATGTTTCTGATTTTATTTTTTCCTTTAGTTCTTCGAATTTGTCTACAACCTCATTTTCTGATAAATATCCAAATAACAAATCATTTTTGTATTTAATAACTTCGGATTTATCATTCATTAAGTTGACCTCTTCTTCGTTCAAATATTGCTTAACATTAAATAAATTACTAGCAATTTCTATATTTAATGGGCATGGATTTAATCGATCACCACAATATGCTCGTAATATTCTTGAACCTTCATTTTGATATTTTTCTTGACCCGCTTCTTCGCCAGATTCACCCAAATTACGCTTTACTGAAAAAACAGTACCAACTGCACGTTTGCAGTTAATGCATTTTGGCTTGTAACGTTTATATTCGCGTTTCTTTTCTCTCCAACTCAGACCTTCAAGTTTAATGATTTTCTTTTTCTGCTCATCAATAGCATGCTCATATTGATTTTTTAATTTATAAAACATAAATACTGCATCAGCAAAGTCTTTTTTTTCAGAATTATTTGTTGTATTCATTTTTTATAATGCGATGTATAGAAGTTTATATATACAAGTTTATATATAATATAGTTTATATATTTTATAGTTTTTAGTTTTTGTTTTTAGTTTTTGTTTTTTGTTTATATATTTATTGTATGCTAAATATAAATTTTACGTTGAATTATATCGTATTCATTTTCCCACCCAGGTAATCCAGTTATAAGTTCTTGATGAGCAAGCCGTTTTGCATTTTGAAAATTCTTGATTTTAGATAGAATATATTGTTGTTTTTCACGTTCTTTTTTTAATTTTTCAGAAGGTGTTAATTTGCCTTTGTATTTATACAATAATATAAGCCCTAAAATAAAGATCAAAATAGAAAAAACACCTACATTAAACATAATATTGTAATATTTATTTTTATATTCTCTACATTGTTTTAAAGTTTCATGCAAGAATTGTTTGACACCAGGTTCAACTAATAAAGGTTTAGATGAATTATAATTATCATAAAACATAGCGGTTTTTGAATGTTTTGATATTAAAATATATTTTTATTGTAGTATTATAATAAGTTATATTAGTAAATTAAATTATACATATTATCTATAAACATATTATCTATAAACATATTTCTATTCTATTAAATATCAAAATATTATGGATAATTCTGTAGTAAATTTTATCATTTTTCTAATATTCACTGGAATTTATTTTACAAAAATTCGCGGTAAGCCTACTTTGCAAGATTATTCTAGTGATGAAGGCGTTGAATCTTATTATAGTTCGGTTAATATGAGTTTGTTATTGTATTTTGGAATAACTTTACTGTCACAATTGATTACTAATGTAATTGTTATAGCAAACATGTGTGGTGGGTCATTTAAAAGTAATCTAGGATATACTGCTTTAATAACATTTATTCCATGGATAATGATTTTTGGAATTGTAATTATTTTATTAATATCATTCCCTAATTTTAAAAATGCGTTTTCAGATGTTGTAGGTTATTATTCTGTATCAACAAGAGCGAATGAAATTTTGTCAGAACTATTAAATCATAGTAATAGAATAAAAGGGGAAACTGAAACCATAGTGGATCAAAATATGGATGGCGCATCAACTATACCATCAACAGATACCAATGTAGAAAAATTAAATAAATTAGAAAAAGACATACAGAGAGAATCGAGTGATTTAGTATCAGAAATATTCAGCAATTTATCACTTTTAATTAATAAAATGACTCCTGTTAATTTTAATGAATATTGGGATACTTTGCGACCTTTAATGAAACCACAATATGCATCATTAACAGACGTTCAAGATAAATATTGTTACGAATTAACTGGTAATAATTTCACATCCTATTTAAATAAATCAAGTGGTTCAACACCATCCAATAATAGAATAGTAGAAGGAACTCCTGCAACCGTGCAAACACCAGTAAATATGCTAGGTGGAACATCTAAATATTTGAAAGCATGCATGAAAAAAATGATTGGTGGCAGTGATGAAAAACAACCCAATATAAAGGTAAATAGTGAAGCTCAATTTCAAGTAATTAAAAAATATTGTGATTTAAAACAACAAATGTTGAATTTAGTTATTTATCGTGATAATGTTGGTGAAGCTATGTGGTATATTTACACTGGTTTATTACTTTCAACTATATTAAAATACAATATCAATAATCGTGGTTGTGTTAAGAGTGTTTCACAAATACAATCTAATCTAAACAATGCATTAACAGTACAACAACAAGACCAGGCATTAGCACAAGCACAACAAAGAGTTCAAACAATATCATAATAGGATGGACCCATATATATGTATCAGTCCGACCATTATGCAAAATATGATTCATATCATTTATATGATTCGTATGATTCATATTTATTTTACAGTAAATAAATACGAATTTTGCTACAAAATCGGAGAAAACAGGGCAAAACCAGAACCCCGCTAATCCTAAAAATAAGTAACATAATACAATACTCCTAAATAACATAACATAGATAGTAAAATTGCGACAAGCCACAGTGGTAAAATTGTTTTATTTTTATAACCTATTCCAAATTCACGCATACTTCCATCTGGCTTAAATAAAAATGCTGGTTTCATAATTTTGATTAAATAGAAAATAATAATGAATAAAACAATAGATACAACGGTTACATGATTACTAATAAAAATATTTATTTGGTTTATATGATTCATTTATGCCTTATATAATTTTGCCTAATTAATTCTATATATATTTGAATTTCTATATATATAGAATTAATATAATTTATTTCTTTATCTACGTATTTACAATCAAACTAAACCCCTATAATCTAAGAATCAAACTCTTCCCAATTTTCAACTTCTTCACCCTCAAAATTACCATCATTATAATCATCAATCTGATTTGTCATATCATACGCCTCTCGTTCTGCTTCTAAATCGAGGTTTTTATTGTATCTATAATCATCCATGTATTGATCAATATTTTCATCCGTTACATCTGGGTTTTTTCGAACAATTCTTTCTATGGATGCGATATTCATCATCATGTCTCTTTCTTCATCATAATTCTCCTTAACATAACTAGTAAGGCCTTTTTGTAAGCCTTTACCCCATTCACCTAGTTTGTTGATTTTCATAATTGTATCTACATTTCTAGCTTCATCTGATTTGCCTTTTAAACGATCAGTAAATGTGTCTTTCTCTCGTTCCTTTATTTTGAATACCTTATCCATTATTTTGTCATATGAAATATCGATAATATCTTTGTGATCACGCATAATATTCATATATTGCAATAGTAAATTTGCTATATTTGTTTGCATTTTTTTCAATTCACCTGGAGCTCGAATATATTCATTTTCAAATGCTTCACCTTCTAATCCTATAAATTGTTCTCTCTCTTCTAAACTTTCTACAGTAAAAACATCTTCAATTGAAAAGTCCCGATCTGGATCTTCCATTGTTAATTGTGAACCTCGACTTTTCTTAGTAGTTTTTTTTGTTTGCGATTTAGTTGTTTTTGATCTTGTTGTATTTGATTTGTTTGATTTGTTTGATTTTCTCTCTTCACCAGTGACATTAACATCAATACCAAATAACATGCTTTCATTATTTGCTAGATTAACATATTCTGTAAACAAGATTAAAAAAAACTGTTCCAATAATAATTTAGATAAACGAAGATTGAATATTGACATGTTATTGTCATTCGCGGTTAAAAATGGAGTCTCGTTAATTAACATTATCAAATTCTTTGTTTTATTTTGGATATTGTATAAAACACTTGAAACATGTGGATTTTTATAAAAAGGACGCAAATTTTCGTAATATTTTTTAATTATATTTTTAATATCGTTACTATGAGTTAGAGAGAGTCCCAAATATTTTGGAATGATTATTTTGTCATAATCAACTGTATTCAATATAATGTTTGGAAAAACGCTCGCGAAATTATGAATATATGTTTTTATAAATTGCATCATTTTATTTAAACAGTCGCTCTTGCGGAGTTCGTTATCATTAACTTCATCACCGCAACCCCATTCAAACAATTCATTCAGTAAACCATCGATATCTCTCTGTTTTACACCTGTCAATTTATAATTCTTTTTAATAAACTCGACAATATCCTTTTTCATTGCATCATTGGTTCTACTTAAATGATTTTTCAATGCTCTTACTTCCTTTGAATCTTCAATTTCATCAGGTCTGTCCGCAGTTCTTCCTGTACCCGTATTCGTATTTGCATCCAATGATTCGACTAATAGTTTTTGTAAAGATGGATAGACTAATTCTTCTTTTTCATAATTAAAATTATCAATTATATTACGCATCATATCGGTAGAGTTAATGACTACGTTATCCATTTCAATGTCAACAATATTCTTTCTATTCACCAATTGGAGTAATCTCAATAAAGATTCATGTGTATAGTTTCTACCATCCTTCTTTAACTTTGAAATAATTTCATTATAAGAATCTTTATTCGATATATTTTTCGGTTTTTCATTGCACAAACTAATCAATTCTTCGCTAGTTGGTATTAAACTATTGAACTTACAATACACAATAAATGCACGATAAATAGTTTCTTCATCAAAATCATTACCTATTACAGGATATTGATTCTTTGTGTTTTCTTTACTCACTATATATGGTGATTTTGCTATAGCATTTATATCAGCTAATATATTTGTTAATTCTTCGACTATTCTATTATGATTACCTATCTCTCCATTACTCTCCTTTTCAAAATAACGTATCGTACTAAAAATGTCACTATCATTACAGCATGCATTTTCTACAAAGGGTTCATTAGCTTTGTTTGTTAATAACAACTTCTTTTTTGTAATAATTTGTTGTATTTTTTCTTGTATAGCGAGAGAAAACTCGATGATTTTGGATTCAACCACCAATATTTTTTCTCTCTGTTTACTTCCACCACTCTTCAGTGAACTCAGTAATGAACTCTTGAACTCGGTTGTTATATTGGATAATCTTCCTATTTTAAAATTAACTAGAGGAGGCAAAAACGAGGTCCACGTTTTTATATCATGTTCGTATTCTTCCTCATCGCCATGTTTTGTATCTGTACCACGACGTCTTTCCCTAGCAATATTATATTCCAATTTATTTTTAATCATTCGATCAACATCTGGAAGTGACAACAATATTTTTTGTATAGTGTCTTTTAAACGATTCGCTATGTTTTCTCTCTTTTGTTTTTGCAGAGCTGACCATGGATCTACTGATGAACGTATATTGTAGCCTATGCACGCAATATATTCAACAGATGAAAAATCTCCATTAGAATCACCATCAATAGGAAATCCCTGAAATGAACGCACACATCCAGGAAATGTTTTTTTTGTTTTAATTGATGGTGTATGAGTTTGAACACCAATTAAAAACATTCCCATTGTGATATATAAAATAGTAGAATTATATATAGTTTTATATGGCGGAATAGTTTTTCCCTTATTTGCCATTTCTTTTACTTCATTATTATAATCAGATTCATTTGGTAGTGATTTCAGTAATGCTTCGTTAACCGTTTTCATTATAAATTCATGTTGTTGAGATATATCAACCATACAGGATTGAGAGAGTGTATTCACAATATTCATCACTATTTTATTTTCTGGAGATAATTTTTTGGCCACTTTTATTTTTACCTCTTCTTCCAATTCTTTCACTCTACCATTTTCATCACTTACCACAGATGCAATACCCGAAGCGGTTTCTGTATTCATGATTTCTCTCGATTTTATTTTGAAACCACCCTCATAACCTTCTTCTGAATCAAAATTAATGTTTTTAATAATATAACCACTGTGTTTGTCGACCCATGAATCTCCGTCATCACTCAAAGCACCAATATCTTTTATAATATATTCAACTTTTTCATTATAATTATCATTATCGTTGATAAAAACACATGCTAATGTATATAAAAAAATGGGTAGTAGTTTGATATTTGTTTTAACACAATAACGCCAATAAACCGATTCAACTTCACCTAATGGTCCTACTGTTGTATCTTTCATGTTTTCTCTCGTAAACATTTGTGTGAAACGAATTATATCGTTTTGTTTTTTTACAAAATCGGTTTGTCCGAGGATCATATCTCTTAATTTGATGTAAGGAGATGTGTAAGGGTTGTTGTTCAAAATAGTGTCGGATTCGTCTGCACCTGTAGCCAGATCCAGGTCATTCTGTTTTAATTCTTCCAATCCTAATAAATATTGTTGGTTGTTGTATTTGACAATTCTTTGATTTTGTATTTTTTCATTCTTCTCAAAAATACTCGTGTAGTATTCAAAAACAGATTTTATTTTATTTTCCAATTCTTCCTTTGACTGATAATATTGTTTATCAAATTCCGTCAAAATACTCTTCAACGCATTTTCAGCCAACATTGATTTATTATCATCCTCTGATTTACAATCTATACCACTGGCAGTATTGTTGTTAGTTATCGTAATACAATTATTTTGTAAATTACATAGTATGTTCTGGTTATTAAACGAATTCAAACCATCCTTATCAATATTTTCATCTAATACCCATGCACCATTTGTTCGAACATAATAATGCATAATATCATTTAACGAGTCATATAAGATCGCATAATGACCATTTTTAACTGGTTTCATTCCCGTTATTAAAGTTTCTACCAAATCAATAGTATCTTCTTTTGAAAGTTTCTCTGATTTTTGCATCTTTTCAATCAAAAAATTAATGAATTCATCCGATTCCATTTTATTCATTTCTTTTTCGTATTGATTTAATAATGAATAGTTTGTTGTATCGAATTTTTTATCAAAATAAATTTTTTTTTCATTTTTTGATTCAGTTCCATCAGTCTTATCACTCCCAGCACTATCATTATCATCCTCCAATTCATTAATATTTTGGTATTGTTTTGCGATTATGTAATTTTTACATTTGTTTTCCATTCGAGATTCCATGAATTTTCGATCATTTTTGAGTTCCGTATTTTCATTTTCAAAAAATGCATTCAAATTATCTGAAAACATGAGGGGCAAATTGTTTAAACTGATACCACTATTAAATAAACGTCCGTTATCCATAGCATTTATTTTATTCAAAATTTCTGCGGAATCCAAGAATGTTTTTTTATCACTTATAGGATTATCTTCACTCATTTTGCTTGATGTTTTAGGTTGACCTTCTATACGATATTTTTCAATGATAGTTTCTTTCACGTTCACGCTTCTCTCTATATCTGGATTTTGAAGAGGTCTTACTTCGTTTTTCTGTTCGGACACTCCTTCTTTATCATTGTTGATAGAATAGGTGATTGAATTTAATAAATTGTACATATTGTTTATATTCGCAGTTGTTCGTTTGTTGAAATTCATATTTTTGATGTTTTGAAAATACCTGTATTTCTCCGCATAACTTTTGTTAAATTCTATGACTTTATAATTAATAAATTTAACAATTGCATTATATTGTAAATATGTAATGTCATCCTGATAAATTAAAAATGGTTCAAAATATTCAACTACATCCTTAAAAGTAAATTTATTATGAATATCTTTTTGCATCATATAAAACAATGTACGTGTTTTAGGTATGATTGCACGTAAAAAATCGTAGTATAATTTTTCATATTGAACTGTTATGTTATTGACTTTGTTTTGCATGTTGGTCAAATTGTCGTTATTGTCCGCATTATCCCTATTTTCTGCATTATCATTGATAAAACTTTCAATGTCAATGTCCAAAATATAATTAATTGGTTTTTTTAAGAAATCACGAGAATCTTCTTCTTGTTTTTCGTTAGGCGATTCACGATTTTCACGATTTTCACTCCATTTTTTATTCATTTTTAAATTTTCATTATCAATGAAATGATTTTCAATATATGTATTTTTATTCAATAGTTGCCAATAATTTAAAAATGTATTATTCAAATTGGCTTTTTCCATTATATTAGTGCCAGGTAATTGAACACGTGAAAATACAACAGCATCTTTTGGTAGCATTATAATCGATTTAATATTCATCGAATCTGGTTTTGTCAAACTAACTACTTGCGTTTTTGATTTGTTACCAACATAAGAAAACGTTTCCAATTTATTAACGCCTAAATTGTATTTGCCTATAACAAAACGTTTCGATTTAATTAAATTAGTATTTAAAACAGAAGAATAAAAATCACCCAGTGTATCTATTATTGCTTCAAAATTATCATTAACGCTTGTATTATAAATATAATCTTTGTTAAGATATTGATTGATAGTAATTTCCTGATTCATCCTATCACTTGTATTATTTTCAAATGGTGTCATATATGGATTCATCTCTTTCATCATAGTTACATATTTATTCATCTCAATGGGTGTGTCATTGGACTTGTAATTATCAAATATTTTTTCAAAGTCATACATATTTTCGGATAATGAGAGAGAAACTATATCAGGGTAATCATAAATGTTATTGTTGGTTTCATCAATATTGTATAATTTTTTTGTATTTTTTACAACTGGTAAAATCCAATAAAGCGATTTTTTGAGTTGAAATAAATTTTCTACAAGTGGTTTCCATGATGCTTCTTTAAACTTCATACCATTTACGTTATTATTTTCGTCAAATGTAGAAAAGGTATTTCTTAATTGTTTGAAACGTTCAATCATAATGTGAATATTGTTTAAAACACGAGATGTTCTATCCTTATTGGGTATGGAAGAAATCATTTCATCCAATAATTCGGTAGTTTGTGTTTCTATACTATATCGTTGTCTTGTTTCATCAATATTTATGTATTGCACAACGTTACCTAGTTCTTCATCTCCAAATACGATTTCATCCGCTTTTAATATAAATTCACGTAGTTGTTGCTTAATTTCACTGCTAGGTATATTAATTACTATATCTTGATCAAGATCTTCACCTTCACCTTCATAAATCTCTCCTTCCTCTAATTCATATTCTTGTGGAACATTTTCAACCTTTTCAACTAAAGTTGATTCTTCTGGTTCTTCTGGTAATGGTAAACCTTCTTTTTCCACTGATGGTGCTATTTCAGATGCGGATTTTGGTTTTTCCCGAATTTCGATAGTGTCAATTGGTAAATAATCAGGAATACCTTTATAATCAAAATTGATGTATATTATTGAATTTTCTGGATATGTTTTTACTTCTATCATATCTTCTTCTAAATTTGTAATTTCTCCTGTAATAATTGCAGGAACATCACCACCAAAATAAATATTAATCCATTTGCCTGGTAATAGATCATTTTGTTTTGCATAACCCGGATATTTATTACGATCTTTTATGACAATATTTTGTATTATACCATTTCCAATAATACCATCATTTATGTTTAATATAATCGTATCAAGTGTTTCATCGTTTATGATACTGATTTTTTTGGAATCGATATAATCAATAATAAAAACACGGTTGTTTAACTTTTCATATTCATTTTTGTTTATCTCTGATTCAGTATCTTTTATAAAAATCTGGATTATATCACCTAATTGTAATTCAATTTCAACCGGTGGTTGATTGTTTTCATTTTCTTTTTCATCGCTTGACATTTATATATTTTATATTGGTGTTTCCTATATTTATACTATATTATATTATCTTTATTAGTACTATGTGTAAATAAAGATAATATAATATGTTAATAATAATATAAAGTTATCTGTGTATTGAATATAATATATATTGTATCATATCATACATCGTATCGTATATCGTATAACTATCATATTTTATCGTACACTATAATAATATAACATAAAATGGAAATTGAAAAATTTGATGCAAAATATGAGTTACACACTATTCAAGAATTTGTGAAATGTCTAAATTCGACGGAACAAGAAATTCTTGACTCCAGTATATTTAATACTGTAATACAGCGTGATCAATGCACCGATCATCAATATCCAGAAGATGAATCAAAAACAATTGAAGCCAGTGATTCAATTAAACCAGCACCAGCACTAACACCAACACAAAAAAATCATAAAATAATAAAATACAATAAAAAATCATTGCCAAAAACTATGTATTCAACATGTGGATTAATACGATCTCTAGTTATAAATGCATCAAATAAAGTTGTATCATTTTCACCACCTAAATGTATTAGTTATGAAGAATTTATGGAGAAAAATCCTGTTTACAACAAAAATATTATTGTAGAAGAACTAGTAGAAGGAACAATGATTCAATTATTTTGGGATTCTTATGAATGTAAATGGGAAATTGCTACTAAAAGTTCTATAGGTGGTTACAATACAAATACTTTTTCTAAAATATCATTTCGTGATATGTTTTTTGATGCTTTGAAAGAAATAAAACTAACATTGAATGATTTTAATCACAACTACTGTTACAGTTTTGTTTTACAACATCCTAAAAACCAGATTGTATTTGATATTGTTAAACCGCAATTGTATTTACTATACGTTTATTGCATAAATCATGTATTTAATATTAGCAACGAGAGTGATGACGATGCGTGCGAAGAGATCGATGTTAAGGTCTGTCATTTATCTGATTCTCATGATAATTCAAATAAAGTCATTAAATTACCAACTGAGTGTAAAATTAAATACCCAAAACAAATTGGTTTAAAAGAACAAAAAACGTACAATCAACTTTATGATTATTTTTATACAAACAGTTATGATATAAACATGAATTATTCAAACATGGGATTGGTAATTTATAACACCTTAACAGGTGAAAGATGTAAAATTAGAAATCCATATTATGAGCATCTACACAATATGCATGGAAGACAATCTAAATTATTATACAAATACTTGATATCAAAAAGTCAAAATACAGTTAAACAATTCATGAGTTTTTATCAAGATGATCCAGAAATTAAAAATAAGGTTGAATCATTTAAAACAAAAATTCAATCTTTTACGAATATTCTATTGATTCATTATATTGATTGTTTTATTAATAAAGCAAAACCTCTCAGCAATTACCCATCAGAATATAAATCTCATATGTATAATTTGCATAACATGTATTTAAAAGAATTAAAACCAAATAAAAGAAATGTTAATTTAATAGAAGTGGTATATTATGTTAAAAATTTACATCCATCCAAATTAGTCTATTCGCTTATTGCAAAAACCAAAAAGTAGAAATATCCTTAGTTAGATATTGATTACACCGACCGGAAAGAAAAATGAGACAAAACCCAGTTATGATTTGTATATTTTATAACTATGTTTCAAATAATTTGACAAATGCTCCTTTGTGATTTTCTTCTCTAAAATATTAGAAATTACTTTATAAATATCTTCATATGTATTCGGACTTTCCTTTTTGATATAATGTTTTAATTGACTAAAAAACTCTTCTATACTATTGGTTTCGGGATGATAAGGAACACTATATAATAAATGATTATTATCATATTCTATCTTTTCTCTTATTAGTTTTGATTTATGAATTGTTTAAATTACCTTTATTTTTGTAGGTTTTAATCCATCTTGCTAATGATTGAAATTTACACTTGAATATTTTACAGGTGTTCCGCATATCCTCATTATTTTCTAAATAATATTTTACAGCAGTTTCTTTATAATCCTCTGTATGTTGCTTCATAATAAATATTTATAAAAAATATTAAAAATATTAAAAATATTTATACTATAATATCAAATGGAAGAATTACAAAAAGAAAATGATGAATTAAAAAAAAAGAACGCAGAATTAGAAGAGCGTTTAAAGAAATATACAAATGGAGATAATCATAAAAGATATTATGAAAAGAATAAAGAAAAATATAAGGAATTAGGATCTAATTATCTACAAAAATTAAAAGAGGAAAATCCTGAAAAATTAAAAGAATATAGACAACGAGCGTATCAAAAACGAAAGGAAAAGATGAATATAGAAACAAATGTATAAAAAAAAATTGAATTAAAAATAATTATAATTGATATAACACAAAAATACTTGACACCATTAATTTAATTGAAAATATGACTACATTAGAAGATATTTATCATCCAAATGAAAGGAATAGATGGTTTTATGCGGAAAAAGATGAATGTTTAGTAGTGTGTCCGTTAAATATAGTTGGTGATATATCAGAACACGAAATTTCAAAAATAAAGACATTGTATTTAACTTTAAAAAACAATTGGGTACGTGCTAAATTTCCGAAAACAGTTAAGGAAAATTTAAAAATAAAGCACTACATAAAAATAGGCGAAGAATGTCCTTTATGTTATGAACCTATATGGCATAAAAAAAATGCGTTTTTAACAGATTGTGGTCATGCTTTTCATTCATCTTGTATTCATAGTTATGAAATGGCTAATATATATAATGATAACGGAATATTTTGTCCTATGTGCCGTTGTGATATGGGATTATATGGAGAAAACGGGTATATTTATTTTAACTCAGAAAATAGATTAGATAAATTGGAAGACTTTTGGAATAATATATCATATAAAAAACCTAGGGTATGTTGTAATAATCATATATTGGGTTTAAATAAAAACTGTAAAAAATGTGTTAATTACAGAATGTGTTTTAAATAAATATAATTGCGTATATTTATTTAAAGATATTTTCTTTATATAAATTAAAAAGGATGGCGATCAAAAAAGAACCTCCGGATAAATATCGGTGTTTGAAACTTCCTATTTCCTCTATTCTTAATAAAGATTTAGAGAAAGAAAAAGAAGTTAAGGAATATTTAGAAATTTTACAAAAAGCAATTATTAGAACAAATGCAATTACAAGTAAAACATATTTTTTATTACGATTATGGGTTCTTCACAAGTATCATAATAATCAAGAAATACCTGAAATTACAACAGATACTATTTCAATGTCTATGAAATCAATAATTAAATCTTCTTCGGGACAAAAACCAAAAGGCAATAATGCTATTTTATTGCAAGAATTTCAAAAATTACATACTTTTCAATTAGAAGATGGAAGTAATTTATCATCTATTTTAGATTATTACGCTACAACTATGATTACATCTATTGAAAATAATATTAAAATGAGATTTTTTGATTATATTAACAGATTTGTGAATTCTTATTTTAAGCATTTGCATCAAGACCAGTTGGAAAACAAAGAATTCAAAAAACAACTCTACAAAGAAATTAATGTAGTTAAAAACGATATTATCAATAATACTCTTAATTGTGATGAAAAATACCATAACTGGTTAAAAGAAACTCGTTATAAAATTGTTCCTGAAACATTTGAAACCAGTTATTATTATGATATTAAAATTACTCCTTATAAGTATTTGAAACATATGATTTTTATGTGTTTAGAATTAGAGAAAATAGAAAGAAAATCTTTCCAATTTTTTCCTATTCAAACCAATGCTATTCCAAGACATATTCAAGTAGATACAAAAGCATTAGTTGAATTATTTGTAGAAACAGAAAAACATCAAAAGTTATTAGATGTTTGGATTAAAGAAACAACTGAAATAAAATCAGGAAAAAATAAAGGAAAATCAAAAAATAAAACAAAAGGTGATTTGTATAATTGTTTAGAACAAAATAAAGAATTTATTTGGGACACATTTTTCAACATTACTCAAAGTAGAAAAAACTATGAGTTTGATTATACCATTATTACGGATGGATATGCAACATCTTTGAGGTTTTTACATAAGGATTATATACAGGAAGAACAAGGAAAGAAAGACAAGAAAAAAGCAGGAAAGAAAGCATTACAAGGATTAACCAAAGAACAAAAATATAAAATAAAAGAAGATAAAAAACAATTACAAAAAGAACAAGCAAAACAAAAACGATTGGAAAATAAAGATAAACCTACAAAATCCAAGAAGGAAGAAAAACAAGAAAATCCTGAATTTCCTTATATTGATGAAGTTCCAAAAGAACTTTTAGAAGGGAAACATATTTTTATTGATCCCGGAAAAAGAAGTTTATTTTCTATGATGGATGACGATGGTAATCATTTTTCTTATACCAACAGAATATATTTGAAAGAAACGAAACGATTGAAATATCAAGCATTACTGAAAAATTACAGAGATAAAATAGGAATAACTGAAATAGAAGAAGGATTAAATAAATATAACTCTAAAACCTGTAATATAGAAAAATTCCAAGAATATATAACAGCAAAAATAAAAGCAAATGAAAAGTTAGTTCCATTATACCAAGAACTAAAATTTCGTCAATACAAATGGTATAGTTATATCAACAAAAAACGCACTGAAGATAATATGGTAAATAAAATAGTAAATAAATATAGCAAAGACCATACTATTATCATAGGAGATTGGAGTATAGGTAAACAAATGCGAAATTTTATATCTACTCCAAATTTAACATTAAAACGAAAATTACAAGAAATATTTAAGGTTTATAATATAGATGAATTCAGAACATCCTGTTTATCACATAAAACAGAAGAAGTATGTGAAAATTTATATTTGAAATTCAAGAAAGACAAATCACAAAAAGAACGAAAGATACATTCTATCCTAACATATCAAATGGAAAATAATAGGAAGGGGTGTATCAATCGTGATAAGAATGGATGTAAAAACATTCAAAAGGTATTTAATTCTTATATGGAAACAGGAGACAGACCTGAAAAGTATAGAAGAGAATACAACACTAATAAAAGTCTCCAACCGCTAAAAGCCGTGAAATGTGAGACAAGCCCAAGATTTTCTTTAACAGAAAATGGATAGGGTGCATTTACATTACCAAAAAGGGATTTGAGATTTTATTTTTTATAGAAAGTTTGTCTCATTTTTCTTTCCGGTCAGTGTAATAAAAAATATATAAATATAAGTGAATATATTTATATATAAATATAAGTGAATATATTTATATATAAAGATGCCAAACTGGTGCACAAATAGCGCTTCTTTTATTTGCCCATCGAAAGAAGTATATGACAAACTATTAGATTCCATAAAAACCGACACATGGTTTCAGACTTTTGCACCACTAGGATTAGATCCAGAGGAACATCCTGATGGCTGGAATTATGAGACAGCATGTTATATGTGGAATACAAAATGGAGTGCAAGAGACGTAGATATAAATGATTGCGACGAAACAGAATACACTATCAACGTATCATTTGAATCCGCATGGTCGCCACCGACAGGTGTTTATCGTTTAATGAATAAAAATCATAATATAGAAGTAACTGCATATTATGATGAACCTGGTAATTGTTTTTTCGGTAGATGTATGTATGTAAATGATCATCGAGATGGTGGTGGTGAAAAAATAGAATCAGATGAAACATATGATTATCCGAATGATATGAAAGAATTAGAAGAATTACGCAGTAGTATCAAGGTGGGAAGTGATTTGGACGATTACATGAATTCTACGTGGATAAACTTGCAAGAAATGTGGGAAGAAGAAGATAATCAAGAAAATAATCAAGAAGAACAATAAGATTACTCACTAAGAGACCCACAATCTTGAACAACCATTCTTTTTACCAATTCATCAAAATTTATTTTAGGTTTCCAATTTAAAATGTTTTTGGCTTTTGTGTAATCACCTAATAATAAATCTACTTCAGCAGGGCGAAAATATTTGGGATCTATAAAAACATATTCTTTTCCTGTGTTTATATCGTATCCAATCTCGTGAGGTCCTTCTCCTTTCCATGCTAAAATTATATTTTTAAGTGCAAATGATTTTTCTATAAATTCACGAACTGTATGAGTTTCACCAGTTGACAATACAAAATCATCAGGATTATCATGTTGTAAAATTCGCCACATTCCTTCCACATAATCATTTGCATGACCCCAATCTCGTTTCGAATCAATATTTCCCATAACAAGTCTGTCTGTTTCACCACGAAGTATTTTCGATAGCCCAATTGTTATCTTACGTGTTACAAAATTAAATCCTCTTCTCTCTGATTCATGGTTAAATAAAATACCATTGGATGCAAATATTCCATAAGATTCCCGATAATTTTTGACAATCCAATATGCATATAGTTTGGCTACTCCGTACGGTGATCGTGGATGAAATGGTGTTGTTTCTGTTTGTGGAACTTCTTGAACTAATCCATATAATTCACTAGTTGATGCTTGGTAAAAACGTGTCATGTTTTCTAATTTATTTATTCTTATTGCTTCAAGTATTTTTAATGTACCAAATGCATCTGTGTCTGCTGTGTATTCGGGCATTTCAAATGATACTTTAACATGAGATTGTGCTGCTAGATTGTATATTTCTAATTTTTCCATATTGTGTTGATCTGACTTAATGTTCGCTAAAATAGAAATTAAACATGTACTATCTGTCATATCACCGTAACGTAATTTTAATTTATCAAAAATATGATCAATGCGGTTTGTATTAATAGATGATGATCTACGTATTAAACCATATACAATATAATTTTTTTCTAATAATAATTCAGCTAAATATGATCCATCTTGACCTGTAATTCCAGTAATAAATGCTACCTTTGTCATGTTGTATAAATTGTAATTCTAATAATATTACAATTTATATATTTAAGTTGGTTAATGATTGAAAATAAAAAATACGTAGTATTTTATAACTAATTGTTTTCGCTCATGTTATATATATATATATATATATTACATGAGCGAAAACGATAAAAACAACGAATTTGTATACGTATACGTTTACGTTTTAATTTATGGAAATGATTGGGAAGATAGTGTAATTATATTGTCAAAAGAAGATGCTATAGAAATATCAAAAAAATATCCAAACTCTAGAGTGGAGATATTTAGTAAAAGTAAAAATATAGATAAAAGTTTAATTAACACTGTAGGATTTACACCTACATATAATTATTATAAAAATGGTGAATTAGTATTTTTCTCATAAATCTATACTATTTTTTTTATTTTTGTAAAGACATCAATTGCATTTTTCAAACATTCAACAACATTTTGTTTAATTGTTGCTATTTCTACTGGCTCTATATATGCAACACGAATAATACTATCTACATCGTGAGGATGGAATTTCTTAAAACCGCAAAAACTCAATGTTTTTAATCCTTCAAAATAATCTGTGTACATGAAATATTCAATCGATTTACCAATTGTATAATCTTCATTGTTTAAACGAATATCAAAACAATTTTCCATAGTATTATCCGATGGTTTTATTTCCAATTCATCTCTATGAATCTGCATATCAATTGCATTTAATTTATCAACTAGAATATCACATGCTTTTTGAATAATTTCTTGATTGGTGTATATTCCGATGGTTTCGATTATAAAATCAAAACTATCTTTTTTTGTAATTCTTAATGCATCTAATAATTTCCAGTTTTTAGATTCAAACTCAATTTCTTCCGCATTCAATCCTGAATCTTTCCAAACTTGTTGTTTTTTACCTAATTCTTCCTTGATTTTTACATCATCTGGAGTATATCCATAAGCACATGTTGAAACACAATTAAACATACCATCGTCTTTTGCATCACTAATGCTAAATTCACATGTTAAATGTATTTTTTCACCTGGCAGTTCGTCTGAAATTTTTGGGCGTAATTTAACAAAATCGATAAAATAACCCGTCAGGTCAGATGCCGGGAAAATCTCACGAACGTCGTTCTCAGAAAGGTAACTGTCTGTTTGTAAGTTTTTAATTTTAAAATGTTCGGTTGTTACCACCATAACGGTATCTGTGTTATTTTCTTCTTTTACTTCTAATAAATAGTTTTTAAGGGGTATTTTTAAATCACGAATATGAATAGGAACGCAACTTAAACGTTGCTTCAAAATCTCGTTATTTAATCTACTGGTGTTAGCATATATAATGGCTTTGTTTTCTTCATATGGTGAAGTTTTAAATACAGCGATAGGAATATCTGATAAAATTGTACGTCTCAATGCATTTGCTAAACTTACATTTATACCTGATAGAGTGAATTGTAAAGTATTACCTTTATCTGAAATATTATCAATTTTTGGATTCATGGTTTATATTGGTTTGGATTGGATTGGATTGGATTGGATTGATTTGAATTTTGAATAAATAATATATTGTTCTGGGTTGGGATAATATATATTTATAGCTTACTATTTATTTATATGTGTTATAAATAAATAATATTTCAATTTTAATTTTAATTTGGAATTATTTATAAGATATAAAAATAAAGTTAAAAATAGTATATAAATAATATTCGTAATATAATATCAAATGAGTTGTATATTATATTATTCCAATTTCTGTAATCATTCAAAAAATATCATTCAAACATTATCAAAAACAAATTTAGGCAAAGATATACATTTTATATGTATTGACAAAAGAGTAACAGAAGATAATAAAACATATATTATTTTAGAAAATGGACAACGTATTATATTGCCTGATACCGTTAATCGTGTTCCTGCTTTGTTGTTATTGAATAATAATTATGAAATATTATACGGGGAAGCAATATTGAATTTTTTCAAACCTAAACAAGAAGTTGCTGTAAAGCAAGCAACCAGCAACAACTTAGAACCCATGGCATTTTCATTTGGAGGTGGTGCAAGTGCATTTGGAATCATGTCCGATAATTATAGTTTTTTGGATATGAACTCGGATGATCTCTCTGCAAAGGGGAATGGTGGCGTCAGACAAATGCATAATTATGTTCATACAAGTTATATGGATAAAGAATCAATTTACACTCCTACAGATGAATCGAGTATAAAAGCAGGCAAAGTTCCAGAAGGTTTAACAGTTGAACAATTACAACAACAGAGAGAGCAAGAATTTCAAAATTTAACTGCTAATGGGAATGGTGGTCAAAGAAGAATGTAATATTTTGCGAAAAATATTATGACAGTGAATTCAAAAAGGTATTAATAATTTCAGTATAAAAAACTGCTCTATAATTATTATGATGATCATGTTTTGTAAAAAAATCATCTTTAATGCGCATTAAATTTGCGTCATATGTGAATGAAGTAATATCTAAAAACTTAATATTGTGCATTGACAAATTTTGAATTTCATTTTTAAGTTGTTCGTTGAAATTCAACGCTATTTTCGTTCTCTCTACTATATCAGGTAATATAGCAGTAGATAACCTTTTTTCTAATTCGATTAAATCCTGTTTTTCTAAGAAATTTATGTGTGCATTTAATAATCCTTGTTTAATATGTTTATCATCTAAAACAGGTAAACCAATAGACAGTATTATAACAGACCTATTTGAAAAATTAGTTACTATATAATTTAAGTAATTTTTTATAACAGATAAATTAAAATCAACATAATTTATATTCTGATTTTCTAAATATTTATGTATAAATGAAAAATCTACATCTACACCTCCAAATAAAAAAAATAAATGTTTGTAATCATTATTATTAACATTGTTTATTATAAGATTATTATATTGTGATATGGAGTTTGAATTATTTAATCCTTTTGCGCTACCACCACTACATGATAAATAGATATAATTGTTAAATTTAATATCACCAGAATGACTATCACCGGTTAAAAAATTCATTAAAAACGTGTATAATAATTATATATAATATAAATAGGGAAAAATATATAAATAAATATAGCTAATATAGTTAATATAAATAATATTATGTCGAATTCATCCACTGTATTAACTGCTTTTAACGATCATTTTATGGAATTTGTAAGTGATATACAAAGAGTTTTTCCAGAAGATAATGATATATTGGCATCAAAAAATGCTTTCATTACTATTAGAAAAATTAATCCCAAATTATTTATTCGGGTCTGGTCTGAATATGTAGTAGGTAAATATAGAGGTGAAATCGAAGCAGGTAACATTGATTATTTTATTAACAAAGATTATACACAAGATGTCATGGATTCACCTAATTCCAAAAAAATTATTATGGGCATTGATAGATTAAGAAATCCGGTAAAGGAAATGGATGAAGAAAATAAAAAGAAATCAATGACATATATTCAAAATTTAACAAAATTATGTAGTATTTATGGTAACATGAACGGTGGATTTTAATTTATGTATAGTATAAAATCTAAAAACATCAAACCCTCAAAACTCAAAACTCCAAACTCCAAAATCTAAAAACAAAATCAATAATATATTATTTAGTTTTAGTTCAATTTAAAAAATATTTATTATATTACACATATAATAAATGTCAAGCGATTCAAAAGATACAACTGGCCAAACAGAAAAGAGTGTCATCCCAACAGAATTTAATAAAATCATTAAAGATCTATCGAATGATTTAAGTATTACATTTCCGGAATATGCCCCTTTTATTGAAAAATGGTGGGTAAATTCAAAGTATGAAAACCCTGTTCAATATTTATATGAGTTTTGTTTAAAGAAAATGCCTCCTCGATTTTTTGATATTTTATACAAAAATGCTGATATGTTTTCTGAAAGTTCAGATCTAGATACTGAATTTTTACCTAACATTCACTTTAGAAATTTATGGCAATGTGATATTAGTGATAGTACCCGTGAAACAATTTGGCGATATTTGCAATTGATTCTTTTTGCTATTGTTGGAACCATGGATAATAGTGACGCTTTTGGTGAAACTATCAAAATGTTCAAGTCAGTAGAAGAGAATGATTTAAAGAGCACATTGGAGGAAACAATGGGTAAGATGTATGAATTTTTCGAAAATAATAAAAATGCAAGTACTGGAGAAGGTCAAGACAAAGACGGAGATGAAAATAGGGAAGATAAAGACCAAAATGGTGAAGGAATTAATATGAACAATTTCCCTAGTGCAGAAAATTTACATGAACATATTAATGGTATGTTAGGTGGAAAATTAGGCGAATTGGCGATGGAAATTGCACAAGAAACTGCTTCTGATTTAAATTTAGGAGCGGATGGTGATTTGAATGCTGATTCAGATGTAAAGGATGTTTTTCAAAAATTGATGAAAAATCCAGCAAAATTAATGTCATTGGTAAAAAATGTAGGAAGCAAATTGGACGAAAAAATCAAATCAGGAAGCATAAAAGAAAGTGAATTGATGTCTGAAGCAAGTGATATTATTAATCGCATGAAAGATATGCCTGGTATGGGCGATATTCAATCCATGTTGAAAAAAATGGGTATGAACAAAGGAATGGGGGGAGGAAAATTCGATTTCAATGCAATGGAGAGTAAATTAAATCAAACAATGAAACAAGCACAAATGAAGGAAAAAATGAGAGAAAAAGCAGAAATAAAGAAGACACAAGCACAACAGGCACAGGCTCAAGCACAAGCACACATGCAAGAACGTGCACAAAATTTTAACCCTATAACTGACGAACAATTAATTAATATGTTTAGTAATCAGACATCATCGTCCTCTTTATCCAATCCATCCAACACTGCATCTGGAGAGAAAAAGAAGAAGAAAAAGAAGAAGAATTAGATACGAGCGAGGAAAAAAATATTACTAAAAAAGATAAATTGTAAAAGATAAATTGTAAAATATAAAATATAAATATCATTATAGAATATAAGTAATATAAATATGAATTCCAAATCAGTAAAATTTAATAATGATAATATAAACGAAATAGATATTTGGATCAACAATCCGACTATTTTATTAGATAAAAATACATTGTTTGAAATATGGCCAACACAACAAATGTGTTACGAAAGAAAAATAAATGCAATGTCAAGATTAATTATAATTTTAACAATTTTAGGATTTATTTTAACTAGATCTATGAAAATAGTCGTAGTTGGATTTATTACTTTGTTTGTAATTTATTTATTTTATTATCAGAATTGGTATAAGTATAACAAAAATAACAAAGAGGGGTTCGGCTCTGAATCCGATTCATCATCTGGTTATAACCCAATGGTAAGTGTTAATACACCTGAAACAGAATTAGAGCCAAATAAAACTAGTTTATTAGTAAATGCCACATCAAGTAATAGCGAAGATGGAACTCCTTTAAAAGAATTTGTAAAAGACAATTATCAAAGAGGTACAAAAACAAACCCGTTGGGAAATGTACTTTTAACTGATATAATGGATAACCCTGATAGATTATCAGCGTCTCCAAGTTTTAACCCTTCTGTATCTAATGATATTACAAATAATGTTAAAAAAATGGTTCAAATGTTGAATCCAGGTATTAAATGTTCTGATAAACAATTATTCAATAACTTATATGATAATTTTGATTTAGATCAATCGAACCGAGTATTTAATGCGACTGCAAATACAAGAGTATCAAATGATCAAGGCGCTTTTGCACAATACTTGTATAGTAACCTCAAATATAGTGGAAAAGAAAATACTCCAGAAGGTGCTATTGCAAGGGTTCAAGATAATGCACCTGCTAGATACATTGATCCATAATAGTTTTTTATTTGTAAATGAAAAAAACAAAAAAAATGAAAAAACAAAAAAATGAAAAAAAGAAAATATAATAAAAATTAATTTATTATATTTTTGTATGAATTTATATTATAATCTTAATATAAATTAAAATAATCTTTCATCATATATAATGTCATATTCAAGTTCTAATTATGTTTTTGATAATATGTCAAGAATCGGAAATGATTCATGTTGTGTCGATCAGAACACAATACAAAGTTTAGAAGCATGTAATTATACTTTGGAAAATTATTTCACTGCCGATTGTTCAATGAAAAATCCTATTTCATTAGCAACATCCCAACCATGTGTTAATTACAAGGGTGGTTATAATGTAGCTGTAGGCGGTTGTAATATCAATGATAATTCAAAATTATTAATTGGTACTATTCAAACCCATCCAAAATGCAGATTGGACTTATTCCATCGTCCTTTTGCAACTGTTCCATATTTAGGAAGAGGTAGTGTCGACCCTGTTATGGAATCACAAATCCAACAAGGTGATTATGGTACAAACAAAAAGAGTGTATCTAATTTAGGTGAATTTAGTTATTATAATCAATATGTTAATGTACCACTAGTACCAAATGTTAAGAGTAAAATGAACAACCCATCTTATTGTGTAGAGGGTGTTGCATCAGAAGGTTGGATTCGTGGTGGTGTTCCTTCGAGAGAACTAACAAGAGATCAGGATTTTGTTGTTGAGAATGATAAAACTAGTTCTGCATACGGAAACAATAATAATGTTTATTCTATGAATGTAAATTCAAGTGTTAATTCATATAGTTCATTATAAATAACTTTTGTAAATTTGTACCATTTCAAATGAAAAAATAATAATATTATATAATAATTATAACTATTATATAAATCCCAAAAACAAAACACAAATGGCATCCACCAGAAATAAGAATACAAGAGGAAATTATTGTTTAGAAGAAATTTCAAACGCACAGAGTAGAACATATACTATTTATAAAAATTCTGGATATGGTGAAGCATATAATACACAATTACCTGGAAATGGTCTCAACCCTGCTCAAATACCATGGAATAAACTATCTTATAATGCAGTTGATATCGAATCATTTTTATTTGGTGTCAATTCAACCAATTTAGTTGAACCAAAACCACCATGTTTGAAACCGGAATTAGTTTCATTGTCATCTGCTAATATATATGAAAGCGAACCTACTTATGTACCAGAACCATTAGTTGTTGAAAATAATCAACGTCCTTTTCCAGTGCCTTAATTCCCTAATATTCAGGTGTATGTTTTTTGAATAAACATCCATGTGAATCTAGACCTGTAACTTGATTTGTGATAATATCTGGGTTTTGAAAAGAACAATTTGACATCCAAATCTTAATAATGCAAAAGTTTTTTTTTGGTGAAATAGTAATTCCATTTACACTAGCAACGAATGAATTGTTTGTACTTATTGTATTTCCTACTAATGCATAAGTAAATTCACGCCACACATCATAAACATTTTTATTAATAACTTTATAGGAAAAACATCCACCATTTCTGTTTTTAACATCCTCCCAAATAGGCTTAATACCTTCACGCATTATAAACAACATGCAATTTTTTACTAATATTTCTGGAAGAGTTTCGGTTATTGAAATAGCTTCTTCCACTGAAGACATTGTAAAAATGTTTTTATAACTTTTTGGAGTCCAATCTGTATCATGAGGTAAATGTGCCCATAAAGTCCAATTATCGTTCAATTGATGGTGATTTTGTGTCATTGTATTGCTAATGGTAGTATTTGGAATTACCATTTATATATATTTTTAATCATTTTTTTTTTATATCATTTGCAGTAATTATTTATCTATTCTAAATATATAAATAATTATTTATTATTTGTAGTTGTATTTGATAATATGAGTGAAATGCGTATGACCTCTAAGCGAACTAGAAGTAGATCTAGGAGTAGAGAGAGAAGTAACAGCAGGGAACAAGATAATTTTGAATCAAAACCATTAATTTCGAATTCACCGCGTAGCAGTGTTCGCGAAAGACGTACAACCCAAAAATATAGACCTGAAAATGTCTCGCATCGTAGCAGTGTTCGTGAAAGACAAACAAAATCAAGCTTAAATATCCCAGATACTACTAGTAATAATATGTCTCTCTCCTCATCGTATGTTGAAAGAGAAACAAAAGACGAAAAATACAAGATGATTTTTACCATCGGAAGAATGAATCCACCAACATCTGGGCATCTAAAACTAATATCTGAATTAATGATATTGGCTCGTGAAAATAATTTAGATAATATTGGAATTGTATTATCTCCATCGGAAGATAATAAAAATCCTCTTTCTTGTTATAGAAAAAAACAATATATATCGGAAATGGTCTCTAGCATATCAGATATAAAAACGAATATAATTTGTAAAGAATCTGGATTCCCTATGTCAAATATATATGAATTGTTACATGTATCTGGTGTTGATAACAATAGTAAAATGTTATTAATTATTGGGGAAGATCGTCTCAATGCATTTAATTGGTTAAAAAAATATTACCCTAACTTGGAAATACGTGCGTTAGATCGACCTGAGGGAGCTATGTCTGCTACAGCAATTAGAGGTTATGTTTCTGCTAATAAAAAAAACGAGTTTGATAGTGCTTATACTGGTATATTACAGCAGGACGTAATTGATGAGTTATATAATGAAGTCGCTTCGGGATTATCTAAATATTCTGATACCGCCCCATCATCTAGTAAGAAATCCAAAAAACGCGGAGGTAGAAAACCTAGACAGACAAAAAGAAAACGCGTTAAAAACCCCAAAAAACAAATTTCTAGTCGCTATTAGTTTCTGTTCTAGAAGAGTCGCTTAATTGTTCCGTAGATGTATGTGTAACATATTCATTTGTAATTTCATATTCTTCGTCACTTTCTATAAAATTATTCGTATCGGGTTTATCTGTATTTTTTAATGAACTAGCAACAATGTTTTTTATTTCATATGTATTTTCATATAAATGAATATATTGTTCGTCCAAATTCATGTCGACCATATTCACTGCACCATCAATAAATCGTAATTCACATCCATCTAAATGTTCTAGCTTTATAATTTCATGTGAATAATAAGTATTTACAAAGTACAATAAAAATTGTTTGTCGATTATATTTCCATCTATCAAAAAATTGTAGTTTGATGTTGACAGTTGTAAATCCACGAGAACTTCATCATGTTTCTTTAAATAAGGAATAGATAACTGAAAAACCATGAATTTTACGGTTGACGGAACCATATCAATACTATCAAGATCTACTTCAATTGCATCATTAAGACTATTCACATCATCTTTTTGTATTATTTTTTTATGTTTTGTAGATTCATTGGATAAAATAATAAAGTCGTAACTGGATTCGCTGACTAAGTCCTTGTTTAATGAAACTGTTTTATTTATTACGTCACCATTTTTTATGTAGTCAAACATATATTTGTTAGTTGGTTTTTCTGGAATGTTTAATATCTTATACATGGTTTTTTGTATGTTTTTTTCATAGTTTGCGAAACAATCTATTTTTTCTTTGATTACTTTTACATTTCTGTTCTCCATTATTTTTTTGCATATTATTTGTGCTTTACTATATAAAGCAATAACGTCGTAACTACATACAAAAACTATATTATTAAGTTTATCATTAACAGAGTTATCATTCATTGTCTCATATACGCGAATCGATAAATAGGACAACAAAAAATAAAAAACAACATTAGGTAAATGGTGAAAACTAAATTTTAAGAATTGTAACGATATAAACGCCATAAAAAATGAACCACTGTACATTCCTACTGATTTCAAATTTGTAGTCTTTACACTATTGGATATAGTAGTTATAATATTTTTATAGTCGGACATGTTATATGAATATATAATTTTTATACTACTAGTATTTTTATATTGTTTATTTATATATTTTTCATACAAAATAACATAGATACATAGTGTGATAACAATATAAAATTGATCCTTTTATATTGTTACGGTGCATATAATAAAAATATATTTATAGAAACAATAAAATATGACTATAAACAACCTTTCATCTGAACAAAAATATGCTCTTTATAAATTTAACCGAGGCGAAAACCTCTTTATAACAGGACCCGGGGGGACGGGAAAAACATTTTTAATACGACATTTGATAAATTCGGCGAAAGAAAACAAAAAACATGTGCAAGTATGCGCGTTGACTGGATGTGCATCAGTTTTGCTTAATTGTGGTGCAAGAACAATACATTCATGGAGCGGTATTAAATTAGCACGTGGTGATGCGAACACTATTATCGAATCAGTTTTACGTTCAAATAGAATATTAAATAATTGGAGATCAGTCAAAATTCTAATAGTAGACGAGGTAAGCATGATGTCAAAAAAAATATTCAATATATTAAATGAAATAGGTAAACGTGTAAGACATTCGCCATTGCCATTTGGTGGAATACAAGTAGTTTTTACGGGAGATTTCTTTCAATTACCACCGGTGGGAAACAACATGAATGATCAAGGAAGTGAGGATTTTTGTTTTGAATCAGATGATTGGTGCAAGGTTTTCGCGATGGAAAATCATATTCAGCTAAATAGTATGTTTAGACAAAAAGATCAAGATTACATAGACATATTAAATGAAATTCGTAGAGGCGAACTTTCGGAAAAAAATTCTGAAAAACTAAAAAAATATGTCGGTCGTGAATATACCAAAACCGATAATAATATCCTATATACACCTACCAAATTGTTTCCAACACGCGCAAAAACAGACTATATAAATAACATGATGTTTAATACACTGGATGAAGATGAGTATCATTTGGAATTAGGAGTAAAGACAGATTGTACTGTTTTGTTGGATGGTGGCAACAATAAAAACGGTGGAAAGACATTTAGTTATGAACAAATATTGAAGTGTCAGCGCATGACACCACAGGAGAGAGAATACGAAATAGAAAACCTGAAAAATAATACTCCATGTGAAAAGATATTGAAATTAAAGAAAGGATCGAATGTATTATGTTGTGCTAACATTGATTTGGATAATGGAATATGTAATGGATCACAGGGTATTATAACACGTATCGAAGAAAGAGGTGAAGCAACAATAATTGAAGTTAGATTCACAAACGGTGTCACGCGTGTCATTGAACCTCATTGGTGGCAGTCAGAAGAATATCCGTGTATTGCGATAAAACAATACCCGCTTTTATTATCATGGGCAATGACAATACATAAAATACAGGGTGCCACGCTAGATATGGCAGAAATTGATATTGGGAGTTCTATATTCGAATATGGACAAACGTATGTGGCGCTTTCTCGAATCAAATCTCTAAACGGATTATATTTATCTGATTTTAATCCAAACAAAATAAAACCGAATCCGAAAGTAATCAATTTTTACAAGGGTATTCCAAAAATTGATCATGTGCATGAAGTTGATGATGATAATGATGATGCTGATGATGAAGTTTGTGAAGATAATATATTTTCCAAATTTGAATACAAAGATTTGGAATTAGACGAAGAAGATTATATTGACTAGTATTACATATTATTTGGGTAAGGATAAAATTTTGATATATTCATGTAATTATAACCTCCTTGTGATGTAGGGGCTGATGAAGGTGTTGATGTAGGTATTGGTTTATTTCTTGCAGGAGGCTTATATGTATTTGCTGGTGGATATCCCATAGCAGGAGGATAAATAGATGGTTGTGGATTATATGGTGTTTCGGGTGAATAAACATTTCGTTTTAGTGTCATTGCTGGAGCTGTAAATTCCGCATTTCTACTTGTTGAAGTTTCATTATATAGCTCACTGCCTGTTGCTTTACTTAAACCAAAAATATATAAAATTAAACTTACTATAAATGTCATCATAATAAATGGAATAAACACTATAATCCATGATATAATTGCTAAATCACGTTGGCATAATAAATTTAATAAAATAGTCATTATTATCATGATAACAAATTTTACTGCAGCAGTATTTATTAAACCAATGTATAGATCCATAATTATTTGAACTACTGAAAATACAACATATATAATTGCTGGTGTACACAATCTTTCCATTTGTTTGTATATTACTATATAATATACAAATACTAAATTTTTTGGTCTTGGGGTTTAACTTTTTGATTTCTGGTTTATAATACTATTTATAGAAACATTGCTTTTCCTTTCTTAAAATTGCCTACAATATCACCTGGATCACCATCTGCATCTATTTTATAAATTTGACCATTTTCTTTGTCATTTGTGAAATATAATACACCTTTTATCTCAATTTCATATACTTCTTCCTCTTCGACTTCAACTTCTTCTTCTTCCTCTTCCTCTTCGACTTCTTCTTCAACTTCTTCTTCAACTTCTTCAACTTCTTCAACTTCTTCAACTTCTTCGACCTCTTCAACTTCTTCGACCTCTTCAACTTCTTCGACCTCTTCGACCTCTTCGACCTCTTCGACTTCTTCAACTTCTTCGACTTCTTCAACTTCTTCAAGTTCTTCGACTTCTTCAACTTCTTCAACTTCTTCAAGTTCTTCAACTTCTTCCTCCTCTTCTTGGGCCTCTTCTTGGGCCTCTTCTTCATCTTCCTCTTCTTCATCCTCTATGGTAGAAATGTCATTGTTTAAAATTTTACTATATAATGGTTGATCAACTACACATGATTCAATATTTGTTTCTTCTATTTTTAATGAAATATGTTCCTCTGTCTTATTATCTAATTTAACAGTTTTTAATTGAATAATTTCATCTTTTAATCGAATAACTACATTATTCAATGCTTCAAATTCTCTATTTTTATTTTTAATTACTTGTTGATATTCTAATAATTCTGTTCTTAATTTTTCATTTTCCACCTTCAACTTTTCTGTATAATTTTTAAATACAGGTAATTCTATTAAAGTATTAAACGTATCATCATACTCATCCATTTTTCTCGATATATTATTTATTATTTTTTTCAACCCGTTATTCAGATTATTATTAATTTCATCTAGTAAATTCTTAACATCTTCTTCTACGTTATTTGTAGATGTATTGTTGTCAATTCTCATTTTTACTATTGTTAATATAATAAAGAAAATTCGTTTTAATACATTTTATAAAATAATAAATTTAATGTATAACCATGGATTCAATAACTATTTCGCTTACCAATAATTTAGATAAAGATGACATATCAATCCAGAATGAGAAAAACAACGAAAACATTGATATTGTGTTACGTCAAACAAATTATACAAAAGAAATAGCCATACAAAAATTAGAAGCACACAATAACAGCGCAATTGATGTAATAAAAGATTATATGGGTATTAAGCCAACTGAAAAAAAGGCACCAATTAAGTCGCTCAATCAAGAAATTTATAGACAGATTAGAACAAAACTAGATACATCGATGTCTGAATATAGAGAGAAGCAACCTGACGGCAATATAAATTTATGAATTTTATGAATTTTATGAATTTGAACCAAAGCCAAATGTTTCATTTAATATAGATGTCTTTGTCGTGTTATTGTGTGTGGAACTCAAATTGTTCGTTTTTTGGTGTGATTTTTTAGTGATTTGAAAATTATTTGTAGATATAATTTTATTATTAATTATAAAATCTTCATTATCTACGTGCAATTCAGGCATAATACGAGTTAATGGTTTATCAACAATCAAAAACAACCGATCATTACGGATCAATGCTCTATATTCATTAATTGATAAATTTCCATAATATTTTTCTAGCATATAAAAAGGAGACGGTGATGGTTTGATATTTTTTGTATAATTATATACTTTTGCATAAATATGATTCATTAAATGATAACGTTCAAATTTAGTAGAACTATCAATATTTTCATTCATTAAATGAGCGACACCACACTCGGGTGTACAAAAACATCCATAAACATGGTATGATTCTTTCAAATAATGTTTCGGAATGTAAATAGGTGGATTATCAAAATCGCATGTACACCAAAAACATGCTGATTTTTTATCTTGAATATTGTTCAAATGTAAACTCATTTCAAGGTCTTTTAATTTTCTATAAATTTCTTTGGTGTCGTTCGCGTTATTATGTGTTGATTGTACATGTACATGATTTTCGTTATTAATTTCAATATTTGGATTATAGGTAGAATTAATTACGTGTACAATTTTATTATTTGGTTTTTGCGATAAAAAAACATTTGAGTTGTTGATATTGTCGTTGTCGTTGTTGTGGGTTGTCGAAAAACCTTCTTCATGAATAACATCATACAATAAATTATTTTTGGATGGAAATTTATATGAATCAATATTATCTACGTTGTTTTCAATTTGATTATCCAAATCCTTTAAAAAACATTTAAGATGTAATATAATATTCGGTTTTTCTATTTTATTTGAATTATCAATAACAACGTTGTGTATTATTTTACCGCCTTTTGGTTTTCTTCCTCTTTTTTTTAGTGTCGGTTTTGTTTCTGTGTTTGTCGATAGATTAGCATCCACTTCAATACCGTTTTCATTTTGACTATCCTCTGGATTAGGAGGTGTTAATGGCGTTGTTTCCTGCGTCATATTAATCTTATTTTGTTCCAACGTTTTTTTGTTTAATGAATTAGGCTTTCTTCCCCTTTTTGATTTTTGTACAACAACAGGTGGTGTATCATTGTTTGACTCTGGAATAGTGGTTGAATTTATAATAGTCGTGGAATTCATTGTAATTTATATTATATTATGAATTATAATATTAATTATAATTTAAGCTGTTTTCATATATATTTTTTTGGTCGGTATATTTTGACGAGAAGTTATTTTTACCTTTATTACTCATATGTAATTTTATGCTATACTATATCATAACAATTTCTACAAACAGCTATATAATTATCTGACCCTATTAAGAATTGTTCTTTTTCGTTTGATATACGTTTTGAAAATATACCCGGGGTTCCGTTTTTACAAATACCACAAAGTGAATTTAATTTGGTTACTTTATCACACATGGGAATTAAATCCAATATTGTGCCAAATTTTTGTCTTTGAAAATCACCATCCAACCCACAAATATATACCTGCTTCTTTTCTCTCAACATGTCCAATACACATGGATATAAATCTTCGAAAAATTGCCCTTCATTTATTAAAATTACATTCGCATTCCTAACTAACATATGACTATCTGATTGACTACTATAATTTTCTTCCAGCGAATCATAATTCCATAAATCCATTAATGATTTTGTTAAAATACATGGTACCATTGTTTTATCATGCGTCGACAACAAATTGTTATTATCGGTATATCGGTCGTCTGAAGAATGATTTATTACTGCAATAGGTATATTGCATAATTTACATTTTTTATAAACATCCAATAAATAAGAAGTCTTTCCCGAAAACATGGGACCAATAATTAATTCTAAATAAGCATTTTTCAACATTTTTGGATTTGTATTTGTATTTGTTTCGGATTCAAACATTATATTATTATATACAATCACAATCTTATTATTTCATTTTTTTTCTTTATTATATAGAGCCATAACGGATATATACATTGGACATCGGACAAATATCAAAAAATATATATTTTGTTTATAACTTAAATAAACATTATTACATATTTACATACATGTCCGAATTAATTGTTAATAACGATATACATAATAAAAATTTCTGTCCATTTGTAGAAAAACATCGCCCTAGCAATTTCGATGATATTGTATTGGATCCTATCAACAAAACCATACTTAAAAACATTATAGAAACCTCCAATTTTCCAAATCTTCTTTTTTACGGGCCACCTGGTACAGGTAAAACAACTACTATTATTAATTTGGTTAATTCTTATCAAAAAAAACTCAATAACGTAAATAAGGGTTTAATGATTCATTTAAATGCATCTGATGATAGAGGAATCGATATTATTAGAAATCAAATAAATATATTTGTAAATTCAAAACCATTATTTGATACTGGTATGAAATTTGTTATATTGGATGAAGTAGATTATATGACCAAAAATGCACAACAAGCATTGCGTAATCTTTTACAAAGCTATACAAAAAATGTGCGTTTTTGTTTAATATGCAATTATATTAGTCGAATCGATGAAGGCCTGCAAACAGAGTTTATTCGTTTGAGATTCAATCAATTACCACAAAACGAAATTATAATATTATTGAGACAAATATGCAATATTGAAAAATTAGACATAAGCGACGATAATCTAAACTATATTCAAAAATTATATAATTCTGATATACGAAGCATGATTAATTTTATACAAACTAATCAAAATTTGATTAACTTAAACGTGAAACTTAATATTATCAACAACGATGTATATAAAAACCTGATGGATATTATTGTATCGAATAATGAAGATGAATATTTGACAAAATGTTTGACATACATTCATGATATAAGTGTATCATACAACACTGATAAAAAAAACATCATGAAAAACTTTCTCAATTATATTATTCGTTATAACATACACATGGTCAACGCCGTGTTTTTAAATTCAATGGAAAATATATTACATTATCCAGAATGCAAAAATAGTTACTACATTTCTTATATATGCTGTAAATTACGGACGATTTGTTTTTCACAATAAAATTGATCTTGATTTACACTCTTTATATTATATAACACATATACTATAGTATACAAAATATAATATAAAGAACACCCATATAAAGACTTTGATTAAATAGTATTTATCCCAAGTGATATAAAGAATTTAATATGTATGGTAATTATCGAAATACAAAACAATCACAGCACCAACAAGTCCCACAAACCAGATTAATAGACGACGAATGGAACGATTTTATAACATCTTCCAATAAAGATTATGAAAGTGACAATGACAATGATGATACTTACAATGCTGGATGTGATATACCAGAAGATAATTGTAGTGATAAAATAAAAGAGGAAGATCCAGATAATAGTAGCATAGTAAATAAAGTTTCCGATATTTATATATCAACAAAAACAATCATAGCGTATTTGAATGTAGAAATAGACTTGTATTCCATTTTTTGGAAAATACCGATTATTCCCTATTCACAACCGAGCGACGGAGTCATTAAAAAACAAATGAAGTTTAACTCTTTGACCGAAGAAGCATTTAATGTAATGAAAGAAAATCTACAACATGAAGATTATTATGAAGAATTGGTGATTACCAATATAAACAATCCAAATGGTCGTGTAAAATTTAAAGATATTCGAAAAATAAGCATCGGTATTTCCAAAAAAGATTTGGTTTCTTATAGACGCAAAAAGAAGAGCGCATTTTACAATTGTTTTGTTTTAATATTGCGCATGTTTGTAGGCAACACTTTTAAAGAATATCATGTCAAGTTATTTAATACTGGAAAATTGGAAATACCAGGTATTCAAACTGACCATGCATTCAATTCAATATTAAATATGATTATTGAGATACTACAACCTTATTATGAGAAAAAAATAGAATATGATGCTGAAAATACAGAAACTGTTTTGATAAACTCGAATTTCAATTGTGGATTTTACATAAATCGCGAAGTCTTATTTGACGTGTTAAACTCAAAGTATCATATTCAATCTATATACGATCCATGCTCTTATCCTGGAATACAGTGCAAATTTTATTATAATCCAGATATTGGTATACAATCAGGTAGTCAAATTTCAAAGGAAAATAAAGATTTGTATAAAAACGTAAGTGAAGTGTCATTTATGATTTTTAGAACTGGTAGTGTGCTAATTGTAGGAAAATGTGATGAAAACATATTGATGACAATTTATGAATTTTTAAAAGATTTATTAGTAAAAGAGTTTAGTATTATAAGTCAAAAATTTCATTATGATATGAATTCTGTAATTGAAAAAAACAATGAAAAGATAAAAAAACGTAAAATCATGAAAAAAACCATTTTAGTGTCGAATTCGTGAATTCGTGAATCGTTCAGAAATATAAATAAAAATCAAATAATAATTTAAAGAGAATAAATAATTATATTTATAATTATATAAATCAAAATGTCAGAACAAAATAATTCTACTGCCGTCGCCACTACTGGTGGTAAATCCGCATCCGCATCCGCATCCGCATCCACATCCAACTATTCTTTACCCTCCGATGTAACACTTAAACACGCTTCAAAATTGTCTATAGTAGAAGATAAACCTATTATGTTAGATTATTGGACAGCTAGTTTAGACAAAAAGGCGCTAATTGGTGTAAGAGAAACTGGAGAGAAATTACTTGTAAAGAGTGAGGATGAATATACTAGTCCAATCGCAAAGTTTTATAAAAGTAACACTGAATATATTATTATTACAGAAAATTCAATCTATTTAGTATCATCAGAAATTCCTACTAGAAAGATATCATAAGTAGTTGTATAGTATTTTTTTTGAAACACTATCCATTGTAAAATATTATATATACATATAATATTCTATTCTACAAACATATTCTATAAACATATTCTATAAACATATTATATAAACATCATATAAATGAGTTTCTGGTATTTCGATTATGGATTTTTATATAAAAACAAAGGTCCTGGTGGATGTAGAAAAAATCCTTCATATGGAATAATTACTGGATTGCCTGCAAATGTTAATAATAAATTTGTTTCTGGTGCAGGCGTTGGTGCAATGAATCGTTCTGTCTATAGAGCTAAAAAAAGACACGCTACTGTTTGCACTGAGACACAAAAATGTGGTACATTTATTATGGGTTTAGGACAGTATCCTAGCAAATATCAAATGCAAATTTCAGATGAATATCCAAATATTACTCTGCAACAGTTTTTATTAGCAAAACAAAAAGCTAGTCAGCCTGGTGCGTCAAAACAAACAATAGACGAATACAATGAATTTGCTAAGGTACTGTTGAATAATTACAGTTAGAGTTTATAACCGTTAATATCAACCGCAAAAATTTAAGTGTTTGTGGGTTGTCATATTATGAAAAAAAAATTGAATCAGATTATTAATGTAATAATCTGATTATTAAATACATATACATAGGTTTAACTTTTACAAATTTACGGATTTACTGATCATTCTTTAACATTAATCAATCATAGACAATGAGTGCAAATATTATATTAAATACCGTTAATATTGAGGAACAACTAACTAGTTACAGGAGATTTCTTTGTGAGTATAATTTGTTGGACCAAAATATTATGGAGTTACGCAAACAAAATATTCTAAACGAATTGAAAATTCTAAAACTGAAAGGTAAATCTGTGATATTTTCAAATCAAGAAATGATAGCAGGTAAAGTAGTTACTGAATTTACAAACAGAAAAATTATCAATATTATGGTTGTGGCTAAAACACAATCTGGAAAAACTGGCAGTATGTTGGCCACTATAAAAAAATACCTAGAAGATACTAACAATTTAATACCAATCGAAAATATTTATATCATTACAGGTTTATCATCATGTGAATGGAAAAAACAAACAAAGGATAGAGCACCTGAGAGCATACAAGCTAGGGTATATCATCGTTGCGAATTACCAAATACTTTTGTTGACGAAATCAAGGATAAAAAGAATATTCTTATTATTATGGATGAGATTCAAGTTGCAGCAAAAAAAGGTCAAACCATTTACAAAGCATTTGATAGTGCTGGATTATTAAATAAACAAAAATTATATGATAATGATGTTAAAATATTAGAATACACCGCCACACCTGATGGAACCATTTATGATTTGATGAAATGGAACGATTCATCAAGTAAAATCCTAGCAGAAGTAGGTGATGGTTATGTTAGTTCTTATGATTTATTACAATTGGGAAGAGTAAAACAATACAAAGACTTATGTGGTTACAATAAAGAAACGGATGATATTGATGAAAAAGTGTTTGAAAATATTGAGGAAATTAAAAATGACATAGAAAACTATAATACACCTTTGTATCATATTATTCGAACAAAAAATGGTATAGAACAAGAAATTACTATTGAAAATTTTAAGAATATTTTTGATCCTGATACCCATAATTTTATAAAATATGATGGTGAAAGTGATATTGAAGACATAAATACAACATTGTCGATCCAACCTTCAAAACATACTTTTATATTCATTAAAGAAATGTTACGTTGTGCTAAAACGTTAAAAAAACAACACATTGGTATTCTTTATGACAGATGCAGTAAAAATCCAGATGACTCTGCAATAATTCAAGGATTAGTAGGAAGAGATACTGGGTATGATAATAATGGAATAAGTATATGCTATACCAATGTAGACAGTGTTGAACGTTATGAAAAATTATGGAACAGCAAATTTGAAAATACAACAATTAAATGGAATTCAAAAACAACCAAGTTTGCTAACGGCATTCTTTCAGGTAAAAATACATTTAATGATCCTGCCGATTATGATGGATTTTCAGTTGCTAGTGATGAAAGTGAAAATCTAAGAGAACCAATTATTAAAAAGTTTGATACTCAAAAAGAAGCAAAAAAATATTACGTTACAGAATTAAAAGAACGTATGGGAGGAAGGGGACCAAATACTATTAAACCTAATGAAAATGGATATTATGAGGCAACTATTCGTTCAATTAAAAAGATATTCTCTTGTACTGAAATTAGAGAGAATAGAAGATACGGATTAAATGATAATAACTATCGATTTTATCCATGTTATGAAGAGATAAATAACAAAGAAACATTACAATGGTGGTTTATTCATTATTAAAATTACATTACCGTGTATATTACCATATACAATAACAAAAATTAAAAAAATTACATAAAATTACATATTACATGTTTTTTTATTGTTGGATAAAAAACGTAATAAAATTCACAAAAGTTTTTTGAAAAATTAAAAATGGACAAAAATAAATGTCCAAAAATGAAATTACAGAAAAACTTTTGTGAAAAACGTGTTTTGTGACCATAATTGAAAATTAGCGTGTCCGTACCAAAAAAATAATTTTGGTTTTGTTACGGTAAATTTTTCGATAACATAATTAGTTTGTTTTAGGCGATTTTTTTTGTTAAAGAAATATATGAGTTCTTTAACAAAACATTTAACCGATAATATCGTAAAAAATAAGGATTATATCACATGTGAATATTGTGACTATAAATGCAGTAAACAATGTGATTTTAATAAACATATTCTAACACGTAAACATAAAAGAGCGATTTTATTAACAAACCAGGCGATTTCTTTAACAGAAAAAGAAGAAAATACCATTCAACAAGAATTTATTTGCAAAAATTGTAATAAATTATATAATTCACGTGTTGGATTATGGTATCATAATAAAAAATGCACCAAAACAACAAATATAGATAATTTTGATATACAAACTCAAAATGCGGACATTCACCTCGATAACAATGATAACACAATTATATCATACCACGAATTGCATACAATAGTTTTAGATATTGTGAAAAGTAATCAAGAATTGCAAAAACAAAATATGGAATTGCAAAAGCAAATGATCGATGTTTGTAAAAATATGCAACCGTCTGTTTCAAATACTATAAACCAAACCAATAGTCATAATAAAACGTTTAACCTCCAGTTCTTTTTGAATGAAACATGCAAAGATGCAATGAATATTTCCGAGTTTATTGATTCTATTTCTCTCCAGCTTTCTGATTTGGAGAGTGTTGGTAAACTAGGATTTGTCGAAGGAATATCAAATATAATTATTAAAAACTTGAGAGCATTGGATGTTGAAAAACGACCCGTACATTGTAGTGACATAAAGAGAGAAATCATGTATGTTAAAGATGAAGATACTTGGGAGAGAGAAAATGAAGAAAAGCAAAAAATAAAACAAATAATTAGTAGCATCGTGAGTAAAAACCTGGGATTATTACCAGAATTTCAAAAGAAATACCCTGAATGCATGAAATCAGATTCAAAAAAATCAGATGAGTATAATTTGATAATCATGGAAACCATGGGTGGAGTACCCGGTAGTGGAGAGAAAAATAAAGAAAAAATAATCAGAAAAATTGCAAAAGAGGTTACAATTGACAAAGAATAAATTCGGAAACATTATTCTGTATTTACTACTATTTATAATCACGTGATACATATATGATTGTATTGTTACCACATATGTATTCATTACAAAAATAATAATTACATTCCCGTTTTCAGTCTCATTCAAAAAAACACAATAAAATTCGCAAAAGTTTTTTGGAAAAATCAAAATTGGACATTTATTTTTGTCCAATTTTATATTCTACAGAAAAGTTTTGAAAATAAAATAAAAAAACACGTTGTGACGACGATCATCACAATACAAAAAAAATAATTTTAAATTTGTTACGATAAAAATTTATCGAAAATAAATCCCGATGATTCGTTCAGCTTTAGATGTAATTTTGTAAACAATATATATATACAAATGTTTACAAATCAAGATGAAAATACATCCAAATATTTTGAATGTAAAAAGTGTGACTTTATATGTAGCAAGAAAGGTGATTGGACTAGACATATAAAGTCACTCAAACATATCAAAATGTTTACAAATGATGACATTTTTGCATCAAATGTTGACAAAAATTACATCGATTACATCAAATTACATCAATGCATTTGTGGTAAGGAATTTAAATCCAGGCAAAGTTTATATATGCACAAAAAGAGACATGATTGTGACAATAAATTAAATATCCAAACAGCTGATCTAAACGATAAAGAGCTCATAAGTTATTTGATGAAAGAGAACAGTGAATTCAAAAACATGTTATTGGAACAGAATAAAATGATGATGAATATAGTCCAAAATAGTCACTCTTCTATATCGAATACAATCAACCAAACTAACCAAACCAACCAGACTAACCAAACCAACAGTCACAATAAAACTTTTAATCTTCAGTTTTTTCTTAATGAAACATGCAAAGATGCAATGAATATATCCGAGTTTATCGATAACATTTCACTCCAATTAGCAGATTTGGAGAATATGGGACAATATGGTTATATAGAAGGAATATCCAATATAATTATTAAAAACTTAAGAGCATTGGATATCGAGAAACGTCCAGTTCATTGTAGCGATATAAAGAGAGAAATTATCTATGTAAAAGATCAGGATAAGTGGGAAAAAGAAGAGTCAGATAAAAAGAAAATAAAACAAGTTATTAGTGCTATTGCTAGTAAAAATCGTAATTTGTTACCAGAATATCAGAAGAAGTATCCAGAATGCATGAATCCACAGTCAAAAAAATCGGATGAATATAATCTTCTCATTATGGAATCTTTGGGTATTGGTAATGGAACAGAAAATACCCAATCAAAAATTATCAGGAAAATAGCGAAAGAAGTGGTTATTGAAAAAGAGTAATCGGAATAAATTATTGTATGCATTATGTATTGCATACAATATAATAATCATATTTTTAGTATTTTAAACTTGTGGTATAATATTCGTATAATATACCCATAACAACAATCCAACAACACATTTTGAAAAGCAATCTAATATATTCATTGCTATATTTTTGTATTCATCGCCTAATAAATAAACAAACCCATAAAATGACCATGTAATCATGTAGACTAACAATAAGAAATATTTGGATAAACCCTTATCAATAACAGTGTAATTTTTGAATATTATATAAAACAATATAACAAAAGGAATGAACCCTCCAATACATGCGACATTTCTATTTAATACACGTATTTCACCTAAGTAACCTACATATAACATGACATAATTCAAAAAGATTATCAATAGAATAGTAGTTAAATGAATAATTTTTTTTGATTCTTTGGCTAAAACTAGACATAAAGACAATAACATCAAAGGGGTTGTAATAGACCAATCCAAGTAACGAATCTTTGTTATTGCATCCCAATCAAATGGTACGTTCCTTTTTTTGTAATCATCAATCATACCAACAAATACTGAATAAAAATAACCACCTACTAAAGAAACTGCTGTCTCTAAATTGAAAATATGGCGAATCAATGGATTTTGTGCACGCATGGCTTCAATAAATGTTACCAATGACGTAGTTAGTAAAAGAACATAGGTAAGGGTAAATGACATTTTAACAGCATCTAATTTGCCATCTTTTGTTACATCAGTGTTTTTTGTGCTTTTTTGTTTGGCGTTTTTATTGTTCTTGTCTGCCGAATAATGTTGGTTTGGTACCTGTTTTTGATTATAATCTAAATATAACGACATAAAATATATATTATATAAATACTATATATTTTTACTCTTTGACAATTTCACAGATTTCACAGATTTCATAAAATATCCCGCAACGAATTAATTTTATCAACTGACAAAGTAGTAGGAAAATCAATAATGAAATGTATTACCAAATTTCCTCTTTTTCCGTTTCTCTCCAACCCCATTCCTGGTATTGTCTTTTTATAATTCGGTGTAATAATATTTCCTTGTGTATTGTTAATAGTATAATTTTTATCATTAATATATTTTATTTCAAAACTGAATCCGCATAATGCCTCCTTAAGTGATATAGGTTTTTCTAATAATAAATCTACGCCATATCTTTGAAATTGAGTAGTATTTTCAACATTTACATATATTTTAACATCACCTTTGCATTGGTCGTTTACAATGTTACCTTTATTTTCTAATACTATTATTTCACCTGAATCGATACCCTTTTCAATAGTAACGTATATAGTTTCTTTTTCAAAAACTTTTACGTCGTTTTCAGTAATCCATCTCTCAATGTCTACAGGAATGTTATCTCCAGTTAATACTTGATTCATATTTATCGTAATATTTTTGGTAATAGGCGTAGGTTTTTGAAAACGATTCACGTTAACTGGAACACCATTTCTAAATATTTGAATATTTGGCATTCCTTGACCCATATTCATGTGCATAGCACCTGGAAACCCCCCCATTCCCATACCCATACCCATTGGACCACCGAAAAATTTGTTGATAATTTCATCAATATTGTCAAATGATTCATGGTGACTTGTGAACCCTGGAGGCATTCCTTGACCACCCATACCACCCATTCCACCCATCATACTAGCAAAAGGATTTTTTCGCATCATATCATATTCCTTGCGTTTTGATGGATCACCCAAAATTTCATATGCTTCATTTATTTTATGAAATAATCCAATTGTTTCATTACTGCCCTGATTCTTATCCGGATGATATTTGAGTGAAAGTTTTCGAAATGCTTGTTTTATTTCACTCTCGCTTGCGGTTTCTGTTATTCCCAAAGTTTCATAATGATTCACTTGAGACATTTAAAAGTGAAATGTTATTGTAGAACCGTTGATATAATTAATATTTAAATATATAAATTTAAATGTTTTTTATGATTAATATTATAAACTACAAAAAATAAAATATATAAACTCAATGGATAATAATTTATTTATAAATAAATTTCAACCAATTTATTTGAATGATTTTGAAATGAATGACTCGATGAAAACAATGTTCCATGAATTAATAAAAATAGATAAATTAAATTTATTATTAATAGGTGACATGGGATCAGGTAAAACCTCCATATTAAATTCATTAATCAGAGAATATTATAAAGATTATGATTATAATCAATATAACGACAATGTATTATACTTGAATAGTTTGAAAGAACAAGGAATCAACTATTATCGTACCGATGTTAAAATATTTTGCCAAACGTCGTCTATTATAAAAAATAAAAAGAAGATTGTGATATTCGATGATTTGGATTTAATCAATGAACAATGTCAGCAAATATTCAGAAATTCAATCGATAAATATAGTCATAATGTTCATTTTATCGCTTCTTGTAGTAACATGCAAAAAGTAATAGAAAGTATTCAATCACGTTTCATAATAATAAAAATAAAACAATTAGAACGTGAAAATTTGATAAAAATAATAGAAAAGATAAAAAAAATAGAAAATATTCAGATTTCAGAAAACGCACAAGAATTTGTATTGAATGTTTCAAATAATACGGTGAAAATTTTAATTAATTATATGGAGAAATTCAAACTTTATAATGAATATATAACATTGGACCTTGCTATGCAAATGTGTACAAATATTTGTTTTTTTTCATTTGACGACTATATATTATGTTTAAAAAATAACCAACTAGACAAAGCTATTCAAATATTGTATTCAATATATGACAAGGGTTATTCCATTATGGATATTTTGGATAGTTTTTTTTTATATATTAAAATTACACATTTGTTAAATGAATATGAAAAGTATATGATTATTCCATTCATATGCAAATATATAACTATTTTTCATAATATTCACGAAGAAGAAATAGAATTAGCGTTATTTACAAATAATGTATCTCATATTTTTCATCCACATAAAAAATAGTTACATGCTTGCAAATGTAACAATACTACATCCATCTATCATCATAGAAACAATCCATAGAACAATAAAAATATTCATAATATCCACCAATTGATATAATTTCAGGGTTAATTCGCTTCAAACCATTTTGACAATTATGACATTTCATTTCTTTATAATAAAACAATATTTTTTTACATACTTCTTTCATCAATTCTCTATGTTCAATATTGTAAGAATTTATATGGTCTTGTAATACTTGTGGTAGGGTTTTTATATTTTGTAATAACATTTCCTTCACTCTATCCATCATTTACAATAGTATAAACATTGTATCTTTATACTATTGTTATAGTGTTCTTATAGTGTTCTTATAGTATTGGTGTAATTGCTTATATGTATAATAACTTATAAATGATGATATAAGTGATATAGGAATTGTATTGAATGATTGTTTTGATATTTGATTAATAACTACGGCACTAGTTACTGGTGCATCCAACATAGGGCTTAAAAATGCAACCATTCCAATATACATAATATTTTCTATCGGAATAGTCATAGGTAGGATAGTTTGTATTGAATTAAAATATTTATGTGAAAATAAATTAGCGTATAAAGAACCTAACCCTGAACCAATAGTCATGGATGGAATAATAACACCACCAGATAACCCAGATCCTAAAGAAATAATGCAATTGACTATTTTTCCAAATACATTTTTGTAATTAAATGTTTCAGCACTGTTTACATGTGCATTTTTAAATCCTTCGTTTATAACCGTTTCACTTGTACCAGTAATAAATAGCCCACATGTCTGGATCATAAAAGCTAATAAAATACCAAACAGTACTACAATAAAATCTTTGTATTTGAATTTTTTAAGATTATTATACAAAGTAATAAATGATGTGAAAAACAGAAAACATATTACACCAATAATAGCTGAAAAAATACCAATATACAATAAATTGGTTATATTGTAATAATCAAACTGAATAACTCCAATATTCAGTATAGGGATTCGACTCTTGAATAAACTATGTATAAATAATACAATAAACAATAATATTATAACGTTGGGGGTGTATAATATAGTAGAATGATTAATAATCATTTTTTCAAAAATAAATATGATAGTAGAAATAAGTGATGTAAATGTAGCATCAAATCCAATAGCGTAACCGGTATAAATTAACAATTCACTGTTAATATCCACTAGATTCAAAAACTTTTTAAATTTAAAATACAAATACACCATTAATGAGACAGATAGATAAATCATGACACCTTCACTACCCAATCCACTTCCAGAAATGGTAGTAAGCAATGAAAACATTATGATTACTAGAATAGTTAATTCACCAATGAATGGATTCGGCTTGTTGTTTTCATTCTTATCACTGTTAACACTCAATAACATTTTTTTTATATAAGAACTATAATAGCCATCACTCAATTCAAATAAGGAACATTTGGATGCTAGGAAAAATAAAACAGTAATGTATATATACAAAAGCCATGGATTATTTATCATAAAATTTTCCATATTTTTTTCAGATATCTCGAAAACCCTATCATAAATATCTCTATAATAAGAATTAAATTTTGTTATTATTAATATGATTACAATTAAAAATACTGTGGTTTTTATCATTTTTAAATATCAACACGAGAAATTATATAATATTATATTATGTTAATATAATAATATAATATTATTATATAAATGTCATTACAAATATTTAAAGAAAGAATACCACCAGATAAATTATTTCATTTATTGAATGAATTATGTGATAAAAATGAAAAGTACTATACATTTAATAACATTTCATATAAAAAGGGGATTTTTACAGAAAAGATAACGGTATTTTTAAATGCGTGTAAACAATATTATTTTACCTCAAAACAAAAATATTTAGATAGAAAAATGACATATAATAATTTTATGACAGTCGTTAGACAAATATGTAACTTAAATAATATAGTTTATACATCGAAAATAATATATAATAAATCAGTATATGAAATAGAATATTAT